TGCGGCTGAGCCATCGGGTACGGGTTTGCAAGTCCCAGATCCCAACCGGCACAACAAAACCCCAGGTGACTGAAATTGGTTAGGTGATCTTCACCACATTTGACACCGTACAGGTGTATTAATACAGGTACTTACTAGGTGAGGGCCGACGAAGGAGGCCCGAACCCCTAGAGGCGGCGCTGGAGCGCCGCCGACAGAGCCGCTGGGGCCAGCGGCGATAAGGCCCCGAGCGAGAGCGAGGGAGCCGCTAGGGAGAGGGCCTGGAGGCCCCAAGCCGTAAGGCCCTCCAGTCCGACCTTTGTGGGTCGGCCAGGAGGTCCACCAAGACCGACTGGCCTACCCCCCGGTAGGCCTTCCTCCCTCGGTATCCCTCGGAAGGAAGTCCTACCACCCCCCATGACATGGAACACCTCGGACCGGAGGGCACGACTGCCCTCCGATTGGGAAGAGAACTATCGGCAGCCGGTCCTTCGTGATGCGAAGTACCGGTGCCAGATCCGGCTACCCGGTTGCCTCGGGAAGGCAACCGACGTAGACCACATCACCCCCGGCGACGACCACAGTCGCCGCAACCTTCAGGCAGCGTGCGACCGCTGCCACCTGAAGAAGTCATCACGCGAAGGGAACGCCAAGCAACGACGGATGCGTGCTGCTCGCTTCAGGCCCCCCGAGCGCCATCCCGGCGCTCGCTGATCGTGGGCCAGGTGCCCACCGACGCCCAGGAGGCACCAATGGCGGGCACACGAGGCCCAATCGGAAAGAGGTCGGATCAACTGATCCGACGGAACAAACCGGACACCCCGGTCACCAAACTCCCGGTCTCGGGAGTCGTCAAGCAACCACCTCTCGGCATCCCGGACGCACACCCGATCATCACGCAGCTCTGGGACTCGCTGCGGAACTCCGCTCAGGCTCGGTACTACGAGCCGAGCGACTGGGCGTACGCCCGCATGGCGCTGCACTTCGCGAACAAGCTCATCTGGTCGGACAAGCCGAACGGTCAGATCCTCGCGACGGTGAACTCGATGTTCACCGGTCTCCTCATATCGGAGGGCGACCGGCGTCGGGTCCAGCTCGAAATCGAGCGGAACGCCGACGGTAAGGACGCCGAGGTCACCGACATCGCGACGATGTTCGCCAAACAACTCGGGGCGCAGCAGAAGTAGCTGCGACCCCTCACCCTCCCGGAGGGGGTTTCTGAGCGCATTTCCTCTCGGTGCTGCTCCCCCCTCCGGTCTCTCTTCAGAAAGGAACCACCATGCCCATCGGCCTCAAGCTCCCGAACGAGACCCTGGTGATTACCCGTGGTCGCGACTTCCGGTGGGCGTTCATGAATCTCGACGAAAATCTCGAGCCGACGGACTTCCCTGCCGGCGACCTGTACATCGAGTTCGACACCGGCCAGGAGTGGCACTTCGAGATCGACGGCCACCTCGCCAACCTGAAGGTCGAGTCCGATGACGTCGACCTGATCTCGCCCCGGACCGGCTTCCAGCTCGTGTGGCTGCCGGAAGGCGAGGAAGAGGGCGGCGACGTCGTCGCGCTCGGAAGGGTCCAGGTGCAAGGTGCTGCTTAGAGGATTCGCACCGGACGGCGGTGACCCCACCAACGTCCTCGGCCAGAACGGCGGTCTGCTCGGAGTGATCCCCGGCCCTCCGGGGCCGAAGGGTGACGGTCTGAAGATCGACACCACCGTCGCGGACTACGCATCGCTGCCGGATGACCTCACCGAGGCCGACACCGGCCACGTCGTGTTCAACAAGGACGACGGCCAGTTGTACATCTGGGACGGCGACTCGTTCCCCGCCGACGGCGAGGGCCTGCAGTTCCAAGGCATCCAGGGACCGGTCGGCCCGCAGGGCATCCAGGGGCCTGTCGGCCCGCAGGGGCCGCAGGGCGTCCAGGGTCCACAGGGCATTCAGGGTCCCGAAGGCCCGGAGGGGCCGAAGGGTGACGGCATCCACATCGACGGCCAGGTCGCGACGTACGACGATCTTCCGACGGAGGACGTCGAGGACGGCGACGTGTGGCTCGCGGCGGGGCGGCTGTACCGCTACGCCGACGGCTGGCCCGACGAGGAAGACGGCGCGGCGGTCCAAGGCCCGAAGGGTGACAAGGGTGATACCGGCGATACCGGTGCGACCGGACCCATCGGTCCCGCTGGCCCCACGCAGTGGGCGTTGATCACCGGGCGTCCCAGGATCATCCAGGCCTACGTCGACGGAGAACCCACTGACATCACCGTGCGGTTCATGTCCGAGGCCGACTTCGCCACCCTTCCGACGAAGGACGACAACACGCTGTACGTCCGCTGGTAACAAACTTGACACCGAACAGGAGATAGCCGTGGCGCTCAGTCTCGGAACCAAACTCCCTCGGCTGATCCAGTGGGGCGACGACAAGGTCATCCGCAAGATCAGCCTCGGCAGCGACGTGATCTGGACGGCAGCCGACCCCGATCTCGCGCAGGGCCTGCGAGATCAGCTCGACACGATGTGCGTCACCCTTCGGTCGACCTTCGGTCTGTCCGGCGTGATGTTCAAACTCACCGGCCCGGTGGGCAAGTACGAGGCGGCGTTCGGTTCGACCGCCGGTCGTGCGCTGGCGCTGAACGACAATTTCCGGGCCGGGTCGATCACGAAGATGTTCACCGGCCAGGCGGCTCTGCAGCAGATCGCTGCGGGCAACATCGAGTACGACGCAACCATCGACACGTACGTCTCTGGGTATCCGAACGGTGACAAGATCACCATCGAGAACATCATGACGATGACGTCGGGGCTGTACAACGAACAGTCCAACATGTCGTTCATGCTCAACTTCGTCCTGAACCCGATGACCCCGTGGTCGGACGACGCGACGTTGAACCTCGTGAAGTCGAACGGCGTGTACTTCCAGCCGGGTAAGGGCTACAAGTACGCGAACTCGAATTACATTCTCCTGGGCCGGATCTTGGAGACGGTCACCGGTCGGACCATCAGCGACATACTGATCAACGACGTCGTCAAGAAGGCTGGGTTGAACAACACCACCTGGCCGACGGCGGGAGGCGTTGGGCCAGGAGGGATTCCGACTCCAGCGGCGAATGGGTACGGCCCGAACCCGCTGGCGGGCATTCCGATCCTCGGCTGGTTCCTCCCGGCAGTAACCGACCAGACCGTGATGAACCCCGAGATCATGGGCTGCGCGGGTCGGCTGACCTCGACGCTGGACGACCTCCTGACGTTCGGTGCCGCCGTCCGCGACGGCACACTGATCACCCCGGAGATGCACGAGTTCCTGCTCGACACCGACAACTGCTGGCCGAGCGCCACGGGCGCTCCGTCCCCGGCCCCAACTCAGTTCGGGCACGGGCCGGGAATCATCAGCTTCGGCCAGTGGTGGGGACACCCTGGCGGTCTCAACGGGTACGGGTGCGTGTCGTTCTGGCACCCGGAGTCCGGGGCGCAACTCGTTGCGATGCAGAACTATTCGGGCCTGCAGGTCGAGACTCACCTCCTCCCCCAGGTCGCGGAGCTGCTATACCCCGGCTCGATGGCGCAGCCGACGTACACCAAGTCCTACACGTGACATCGAACGGACTGACACATGCAACTTATTGGTACCGCCCCGCAGGGCGGTCTGGTCGGGGGTATCCCCGGCCCGAAAGGCGATACGGGTCCCCAAGGCCCTGAAGGACCTCAAGGACCGACCGGTCCGCAGGGTCCTGAAGGACCAGAGGGTCCTGAAGGCCCTCCAGGTCCGCAAGGGCCGAAGGGCGACAAAGGTGACACCGGGGAGCAAGGCCCCGAAGGTCCCGAAGGCCCAGAAGGCCCGGAGGGGCCGGAAGGTCCAGAAGGTCCCGAGGGTCCCCAAGGCCCCAAGGGTGACGGCCTGAAGATTGACGCGGTGGTCGAGACCTACGAGGATCTCCCCACCGACCTCGGCCCGGAGGACGCCAGCTACGCGGCGTTCAACCAGGAGGACGGACAGCTCTACATCTGGTCCGGTACCGCGTTCCCCACGGAGGGCAACGGCGCTCAGATCCAAGGCGAGCAAGGCCCACAAGGTCCCCAAGGACCCAAGGGCGATCAGGGCGATCAGGGCGAGCAGGGCGAGCAAGGTCCGCAGGGCGAGACCGGAGCGCAAGGACCGCAGGGCGCACAGGGCATCCAGGGCGAGGCAGGCGTCTCCCTCGACATCGAGGGCAGCGTCAACACCTACGAGGAGCTGGAGGAACTCACCCCCGAAGCCGGTCAGGCGTGGGTGAACGTCGATGACGGCCTGCTTTACTACTACGACGCCGTCAACGGCTTCCCTCCCGACGGCAGCGGTGTCCCCTTCCAGGGAGCGCAGGGACCCCAAGGGCCGCAAGGCATTCAGGGTGAGAAGGGCGACAAGGGAGACAAGGGCGACAAAGGCGATAAGGGCGACAAGGGTGACCAAGGCGACCCCGGTGCTGACAACGTCGAGGTGGTGACCTCGCTCCCGACCACCGGCACGACAGGTGTGCTGTACGTGGTGACCGGATGAGCAATCTATTCGTTTGGGACGGAACAGAATTCGTTGAGGTAGACGTATCCGTCTGGGACGGTTCTGAGTTCATCATTCCGCAGACCTTCCACATCTGGGACGGCACACAGTTCATCGAGGTGTGGACGGCTTTCTCCCCCTTCGAGCTTGAGAACGTAACGCTCGTAGACGAGCCGGTTCCTGCCGGGGCAGAGGGGTGCTGGTTCACCGGAGTCGGAGGCGGAGGTGGCGGCGGTGGCGGCACCGGTAACAACTCCGCCCCAGGCGGCGGCGGCGGCGCTGGCGGCGCTCGGGTCGACCGGGTCTGGATTCCACGCGAACTGATGGGCGACACGTTCTCGACCGGGTTTGGAACCGGAGGCACGTCAGGCGCAGCGGGAGGCTACAACGGCGTCGGAGGCGCTGGCGGCAAGGGCGGTGATTCGTTCTTCATTTCCGGCACGACAGAGGTGCGTGCGGGGGGTGGTAACGGCGGCGGTGCCAACGGCGCGGCGGCGGCTACAGGCGGCGTTGCTTCGGTGTCCTCCAACCTTTCGGCTGCGGCGTCGGGAAAGCTGTTCAACGGCAAGAACGGCGGTGCGGCCTCGGCGGGTGTCAGTGACACGACGAACAACGTCGGTGCTGGCGGCGGTTCTGGTGGTATCGGCGGTGAGTATGCGGCTGGCCTCGCTGGCGGGAATTCGACTACTCGAACGGGTGGTGCTGGCGGCGCGGGCGGCGCGTGGAACGCGACCGCTCAGCCAGGAGGGACTCCCACGGACGCGGATGAACCCAACGGCGGTGCCGGTGGCGGTGGCGGCGGTGGCGCTCTCATCTACTTCGGCTCTGGCGTTGCCAAAAACGGTGGCGCGGGTGGCAAGTACGGAGGCGGCGGCGGTGGCGGTGGTTCAGCCAACGTCAACGGCGGCGTCCCTGCGGCTGGCGGGGTTGGCGGCGCTGGCTACAACCTCATCGAGTGGGAGTAACCGCGCCCTTGCTCTGACCGTGTAAGTCGCTCTGCGGCTTCGGTATTGGCTCCACCGACTGAACGGGCCAGCTCTGACTTGTAGCTCAATCGGCAGAGCACCCGGCTGTTAACCGGGCGGTTGAAGGTTCGAGTCCTTCCAGGTCAGCCAAAGGCACCTAGCTCAATTGGTAGAGCGGCGGTCTCCAAAGCCGCTGGTTGGGGGTTCGAGTCCCTCGGTGTCTGCCACTTGACAACGTACAGAGAGGAGAGGCATGACGTTCGTTGTCCCTCGCGAGAGGGCGCAGTGGGTCCATGACATGGCACGAGCACGTGCCGGTCTCCCCTACGCCTACGGTGGTGCGTTCACCACCGACCCACGGCGGTCCACCGACTGCTCGGGCCTGGTGCTGCAGACCGGCGCTTGGTACGCCGGTCGCACCGACTGGTCCGGTAACCGGTACGGCTCCACCGAGAGCTTCCGGCTCGACCACAAGATCGTCTACGACATCGGGTTCCGGCGTATGCCGCCCGGTGGCCCTGCGGCGCTGCCGTTCAAGCCGGTGATGCTCGTCGGCCTCCAGCACGGTGGCGGCGGGGTCTACTCGCACACGGCCTGCACGCTGATGACGATGGACATCCCCGGTGGTCCGGTGAAGATGTCGGCACGCGGCGTCGACTGGGAGAGCCGGGGCGGTAACCCCGGCGTGTTCCTCTACGACGGCGCACGGGCCTGGAATGACCCGCTGTTCCACGACTTCTGGTACCTGGACGCCGTCCTCGAAGGCGGCGCTCCACAGGTGGACGCTGCCGACGTCCTGGCGCGAGCCACGGGACTGTCGTACGAGCGGGCGCGGGAGATCCTGCCGACGATGCAGGAGGGCCTGCGATTGGCCGACTGCACGAACCCGAACCGGATCGCGATGGCGCTGGCCCAGTGGGGCCACGAGTCGGACGACTTCAGGGCGACCGAGGAGTACGCGGACGGACCCGAAGACGAGGAGCGCTGGAAGTATAAAGGCCGCACATGGATTCAGATCACCTGGAGGGGGAACTACGAGAGGTTCTCGAGATGGTGCTTCGACCGTGGCCTGGTGCCGACCCCGACGTACTTCGCGGATAGCCCGCGTGCGTTGGCCGACATCCGTTGGGCCGGAATCGGTGCCGCCTGGTACTGGACGGTCGAACGTCCGTCGATCAACCGGCTCTGTGATGAGCGCAACATCACGGAGGTCACCCGGCTGATCAACGGTGCAGCTACGTGGGAGTACCCGAGCTGGCTGAAGCACCGACAGGAGCGATACGACAGGGCCATTGCGCTCGGCGATGAGCTGATGGCAATCATCAACGGAGGAGACGACTTGACCCCTGAACAGGACAAGATGCTCCGAGAGGTCCACGCGTGCTTGTTCAACAAGACCGAGTCGTGGTCTCCTCTCGCGACACCGGGCGAGGGTGCCCGGTGGATGTTGCACGAGAAGATCCATTCCATCGACGGGATGCTGCATCCGATCCACGCCAAGATGCGTGCGAAGGCAGGCGATCTCGGTGAGCTTCACCGGATCGTGTTGGCTGCGAGCGGCAAGGGCAAGCTGACCGACCCCGTGACCGTGCGCGTCTTCCAGAACGTCCTCGTCGAAATCGAGAAGGAGAACCCCGAGGTTCTCCAACAGTACAACGCATTGAGGGGTGCAGCATGATCCAGAACCTCGATCCACGGATCGCCCAGACGCTCTACGGGGTCTCGACCATCCTGTCGGCGGTCCTAGGCATCGCGCTGGTCTGGGGCGGAATCGACGCTGGCGCAGCGGAATCCATCGGCGACATCCTCGTCGGCTTCATGGACCTGTTGGGTATCACCGCACCGTCAGCGGTGGCGACGGCGCGTACGCACGTCCAGCGCAAGGACGGCACACTCGATAACCCTGCCGAACGCATCGTGAAGGATCTGACCTCCCTGGTACAGGCCAAGGAGCAGACGGAGGCCGCTCTGGCTAGCGTGCAGAGCGCGGTCACGACGCTCGGGGCCGAGGCCCCCGTGGCGATGGGTCCGTTGGCGCAGCAGGCGATCAGCAACGCCACCCACGCGTGGTCGGCGGTCAACGACCTCGATCTGCTCAAGTCGCCCTTCGACCGATGACCCGCTGGCTGTACACGGTCCACGGGACCGGAATGCCAGACCCGTTTGGCCCTGGCCTCCCCGCCGACACGGCGCGGGAGGTTCTGGACCTGTACACCTGGCAACCCATCGGCAACTACCCGGCTGCGGCGTTCCCGATGTGGCCGTCGATCCAGGCCGGTCGTCGGGAGCTGGTCTCCCAGATCGACTCCAAGCCCGGTGAGATCAACATGGCGGGTTACAGCCAGGGCGCTGCGGTGTGCGGGCAGGTGCTCAAGCACGACATCATGTCGCCCACGGGGCGACTGCATCACAGACTCGGAGACGTCCGCAAGGTCGTCTTCTGGGGGAATCCCATGCGGCAACAGGGAATCGCGCATTCCGACGAGTGGGTTCATCCTGTCGCATCCCCCGACACAATGGGCATCCTTGAGGACAGACTCGAGGGCCTGGAGAACGCGCCGTTCGAGGTGCGCGACTACGCCCACCAGGGCGATATGTACGCCTCGATCAAGGCCGATGATATGCACGAGTATCAGGTCGCGATTGGCCGAATCGTCATGAACGCCGGGGACTTCTGGCTAGGTGATGATTCACTGATCCACCAGTTGCTCGAACTCGGACAGCGTCCGCTGCCCGAAGGAATCGCCGTGGCGCGAGCCATCATTGATGCCATTGGCTTCTTCGCGGGAGCGCGAGGCCTGGAGTGGCCGCACAACTACAACCGGCACCCGGCTGTCGCATTCCTGCGTAGCTAATTTGACACCGTACGGAAGGAGGAGTAGTGGCTCTGGAATATCTCAGTACGGAGCCGCTGCTCCCCCAACCGCCACACAAGATAGGCCCGGTGTGGCTGTGCCACGAGGACGGCTCGTGGGCACTGCCGAAGTACACCCTCGGATGGGGTGTACTGAACTGGCTCGCGGAGTATGTCCGGTCCCCCGCTGGTGGTGGGCCGTTCATCCCCACGCTTGAGCAGGCCCGGTTCATCTTGTGGTGGTACGCCGTAGACGAGAACGGCGTGTACGCGTACCGCGAGGGCGTCCTGCGCCGGATGAAGGGCTGGGGCAAGGACCCGCTGTGCGCGGCCATCGCACTCGTAGAGCTTTGTGGCCCAGTGGCTTTCAGCCATTGGGATGAGAAGGGCAACCCGGTCGGTAAGCGCCGCCACGCGGCGTGGATCACGATTGCGGCTGTCTCCCAGGACCAGACGAAGAACACGTTCTCGCTGTTCCCGGTCATGATCTCGAAGCAGATGAAGACCGAGTACGGCCTGGACGTCAACAAGTTCGTCATCTACACCGAAGACGGCGGTCGGATCGAGGCGGCGACATCCTCGCCGGCGTCGATGGAGGGGAACCGCCCGACGCTGGTGATCGAGAACGAAACCCAGTGGTGGGGAGTCGGTCCCGACGGCAACGTCAACGACGGTGTCGCGATGGACGACGTCATCGAGGGCAACGTCTCGAAGATCCCCGGCGCTCGCAAGCTGGCGATCTGCAACGCCCACATCCCCGGCAACGACACGGTCGCGGAGAAGGCGTACGACCACTGGCAGGACATCCTGTCGGGCAAGGCCGTCGACACCGGTCTGATGTACGACGCCCTGGAGGCCCCGGCAGATACGCCGGTCTCGGAGATCCCATCGGAGAAAGAGGACCCCGAGGGATACGAGGCGGGCATCGCCCAGCTCATGGACGGCCTGGAGGTCGCCCGAGGCGACTCGTACTGGCTGCCCCTGGAGGAGATCCTGGGGTCGGTCCTGAACACCCGGAACCCGGTGACGGAGTCCCGGCGCAAGTTCCTGAATCAGGTGAACGCGCACGAGGATTCGTGGATCGCCCCGTCCGAATGGGACCGGCTGGCGGTGACCGACAAGGCATTGGCGCTGCAGAAGGACGACCGGATCACGCTCGGCTTCGACGGGTCGAAGTCCGACGACTGGACGGCGTTGGTGGCCTGCCGGGTCAGCGACGGGATGCTGTTCCTGATCAAGTCGTGGAACCCGGAGGACTACCCGCACGAGGAGGTCCCCCGCGAGGACGTCGATGCCGTAGTGCGCTCGGCGTTCCAGCGGTACGACGTCGTCGGCTTCAGGGCCGACGTCAAGGAGTTCGAGGCATACGTCGACCAATGGGGCAGGGACTTCAAGCGCAAGCTGAAGATCAACGCCACTCCGGGCAACCCCGTCGCATTCGACATGCGCGGTCAGACAAAGCGATTCGCCCTCGACTGCGAGCGGTTCGTGGACGCGGTCATCGAACACGAGCTGCACCATGACGGCAATCCCGTTCTGCGCCAACACGTTTTGAACGCCAGACGGCACCCGACGACATACGACGCAATCAGCATTCGCAAAGAGAGCAAGGACTCCAGCAAGAAGATCGACGCTGCGGTCTGTGCGGTCTTGGCGTTTGGAGCGAGACAGGACTACCAGATGAGCAAGAAGCACCGGAGCGGTGCTAAGGCGGTGATCATCAGATGACCAGCCCGATCCAGCAGGAACAGCAGGGCATCGACGTCAACAAGCGCCGGGACGAACTCATCAACGAGTTCGAGCAGAAGCAGGGCGCTCTCGCGGAGAACACGGCCTACTACGAATCCGAGAGGCGACCGGACGCCATCGGCATCGCGGTCCCGCCCGAGATGCAAGACCTTCTGGCGCACGTCGGATACCCCCGCCTGTACGTCAACGCCGTAGCCGACCGGCTGGAGCTTGAGGGCTTCCGGCTGGCCGGTCAGAAGGAGGAGGACAGCGGCAGCGAGGGTGAGGGCGATACCACGCTCGCGGACTCGATGTGGGACTGGTGGCAGAAGAACAACCTCGATGTCGAATCCACACTGGGCCATGTCGAGGCCCTGGTGCAGGGGACGTCGTACGTCACGGTCTCGGCCCCGGACCCGCAGTGGGACTTCGGGGTTGACCCCACGGTCCCGATCATCCGGGTGGAGCCGCCGACCAACCTGCACGTGAAGATCGACCCCCGGTCCCGTCAGGTGACCGAGGCGATCCGCGTGATCTACAACGACGACGGCAGCGAAGTCATCGCGGCCACGCTGTATCTGGTCGACCAGACGGTGTACTTCGACAAGGTCGAGGGCGAGTGGGCGCAGGTTCGCCCCCCGGTGGTCCACAACATGGGCCTGGTCCCGGTGGTGCCGATCCCGAACCGCATACGGCTGTCGGACCTCTACGGCACGACGGAGATCACCCCCGAGCTTCGGTCGGTGACCGATGCTGCGGCCCGGACGCTGATGCTGATGCAGGCGACTGCGGAGCTGATGGGCGTCCCCCTGCGGCTGTTGTTCGGTGTGACCAAGCGAGAGCTGGGCATCCCGGACGACGACCCCGACGAACCCGTGACCCCGCGTCAGGCATTCGAGGCGTACTACGCCCGCATCCTGGGCTTCGAGCAGGCAGAGGGCAAGGCGTACCAGTTCGACGCCGCCGAGCTTCGCAACTTCGTGGATGCCCTTGATGCACTGGACAAGAAGGCAGCGGCCTACACCGGCCTCCCGCCGCAGTACCTGTCGTTCTCCTCGGAGAACCCCGCCTCGGCTGAGGCGATCCGGTCCTCGGAGTCGCGACTGGTGATGGCAGCGGAGCGCAAGGCCCTGATCTTCGGCGGTGCGTGGGAGCAGGTCATGCGGGTGGCCTACAAGGTCATGAACCCAGGCGGCGAGATTCCACCGGAACTGTACCGGCTGGAGTCGGTCTGGCGTGACCCGAGCACTCCGACCTACGCGGCCAAGGCCGACGCGGCGGTGAAGCTGTACGGCCAAGGCATGGGCGTGATTCCGAAGGAACAGGCCCGGATCGACATGGGCTACTCCATCGAGCAGCGCAAGCTGATGAAGGAGTGGGACGACCAGGAGAACCCCGTGATGGGTGCCCTCGGCCAGGTGCTCAACCCGAGGACCGGCAGGCCGACGGCGGCAGCCACAGGCACCGAGACGCAGGGGGCCACTGAGAAGTGACCGCTGAAGAGTACGCCCACGAGATCGCACTGATCTCCGCAGCGATAGCCAGCTACATCATCAGGATCGGGCAGCTATTCCGAGGGCCGAGACTGTCCCCAGCGGACTGGATCGGCCTGCTGCAGATCATCTTCCCGGAGGTGTACGAACAGCGTCTGAGGGCCGCTGAGGTCGCTCGCACGTTCTACGACAGCGAGCGGTCCCGGTACCGCCCCGAACTCTCCCGCCACGAACAGTTCCTCGTGGAGTACGACTTCGAGGAGTTCGTCCACGACATGGAACCCGTCAGGGAGATCGTGTCGCGAGAGAACGTCGGGGACAAGGAGATCGGGGCGCTCGCCCTGCGGGTCGTGCGCTCCGTGGAGAACGGTGGCCGGAAGCAGATCATCCGTGCGGTCGAGGACGATCCCCTGGAGACGGTGGAGCCGGAACCAGATCCGGTTCTCGAAGCCGTACAACAGACTGTGTCTCGCTCGCGAGAGCGGAGGCAGTTCCGGGACCTGCTCCGGGAGTTCCAACCAGATGCCCCGAGCCAGCCCACGGTTCAACGGGATGACACCCGCGACGAGATCCGCGAGGCCCGTGAACGGAACCAGCCCGTCAAGGGCTGGGCGCGTGTGGCAACCGGAGAAGAGACCTGTGCCTGGTGCCTGATGCTCATCTCCCGTGGCCCGGTGTACAAGAGTTCGGAATCCGCCGGCCTCGACCTTGACGACGATACGGCAGCCCGAATGTTGGCTGCCGGTGAAGACGTTCGACCTTTCATGGAGCAGTGGCACGACGGCTGCGACTGCAAGGTCGTACCGGTGTTCGACATCGGATCATGGTCCGGTTTCGACGCCTGGAAGCAAGCCGAATCCCTGTGGGAGGACGCCAGTTTGGAGGCCAGGGACCGTATCAACTCCGGTAAGGCCCGAACCGACAACCTGAACAGAGAGACGATTAATGCTCTCCGTCGTCGCCTCGAACGGGGCGACGTTTCGATGACCGAGTTCGCCGTCGCGGCGTAACTCACCCAACCCAATGACCCCCTGGTGGGGTCCAACCATGCCCAGGAGGCGACCAACCATGTCCGAAACCCAATCGACGCAAGAGACCACCAGCACGCCCGACAACGGCCAGGAGCCGAAGGTCGAGACGTTCAGCCGGGAATACGTCGAAGGACTCCGCAGCGAGGCTGCCAAGTACCGCAACGAGAAGAAGGATGCGGTCGAGACAGCCAAGACCGAAACCCGTGCGGACGTCATCAAGGAGTACGAGCCTCAGCTCGCCGAGCGCGACACGAAGATCTCGTCACTCGAAAGTGACTTGTCTGCAAGGGATCTGGAACTGCTGAAAATCAAGGCGGTTCTGAACGCGGGAATTCCAAGCGAAGACGTTCTCAACGTGGTGTCCCTGGTTCAGGGCACCGACGACGAGTCGGTCTCGGAAAGTGTCAGCAGGGTCAAGGCATTGATGAGCAAGGCTCCCGCGAGCCAGCCGCCCGTTGACCACACGCAAGGCACGGGTGGCGGGGTTCCCCCGCTCAACGGAGACAAGGTTCTCAACATTCTCAAGGCCGCTGTCAAGGCCAAGTGAGACCCCACCTACAAAGGAGATAACACGAAATGGCAACTGGCGTTACAGTTCCCACCGGTGGTTACGCAGGCAAGAGCGACTTCTCTGCGTTCCTGACGCCGCAGGAGGCGACCGACTACTTCGCTGAGATCGAGAAGACCTCGGTCGTGCAGCGCATCGCCCGGAAGATCCCGATGGGACCGACCGGTATCAGCATCCCGCACTGGAACGGTGCCGTCTCGGCGTCGTGGGTCGGCGAAGCCGAGCGCAAGCCGCTGACCAAGGGCGGATTCACGAAGCAGGAACTCTTCCCGGTGAAGATCGCCGTGATCTTCGCGGAGAGCGCCGAAGTCGTGCGTCTCAACCCGCTGGGTTACCTGGAGACGATGCGGACCAAGATCGCTGAGGCCATCGCGCTGAAGTTCGACGCGGCTGCGATCCACGGCACCGACGCCCCCACGCAGTTCTCGGGCTACCTGACCGAGACCTCCCAGGAGGTTTCGCTGGTCGACACGAACCAGGCGGTGGCGAACGCACAGGGCAACGCCTACATGGCGTTCAACGCGGGCCTGCAGACCCTCGTGGACAACGGCAAGAAGTGGACCGGCACGCTGCTCGACAGCGTCACCGAGCCGATCCTCAACACCGCCGTTGACGTGAACGGTCGTCCGCTGTTCATCGAGCCGACCTACACCGAGACCAACGGTGCGATCCGCGAGGGCCGCATCCTGAGCCGTCCGACCTACGTCGCGGACAACGTGTCGACCGGCACCGCCGGTAGCCGCGTGGTCGGCGTCATGGGCGACTTCAGCCAGGTGGTCTGGGGCCAGATCGGTGGTCTGTCCTTCGACGTCACCGACCAGGCGACCCTGGACTTCGGTGCGGACAACGGCTCGGGCACCTGGGTTCCGAACCTCGTGTCGCTGTGGCAGCACAACATGGTCGCTGTCCGTTGCGAGGCCGAATTCGCGTACCTCGTCAACGACGAGGACGCCTTCGTCAAGCTGACCGACAAGGTCGACACCGACGTCGAGGAATAGGAAGAAAGCTAGTCCCTCACTTGACACCGTACGGGCGGGGGGTCCTTCGGGACCCCTCGCCTGAACGAGAAAGGACCACATGAGGATTCGCAGCAAGATCAATGGTGGTCTGGTGACGGTGAGTGATGAGGTCGGCGAGAAGCTGATCGCGTTGAGCACCTGGGAGAAGGCCGACAAGCCGGTCCCCCAAAAGCCCCGCAGGCGCAGAAAGACCAAAGCGGTCCCTAACCCCGAGGAGTGAGACATGGCGATTGCTACACCACAGGACGTTGAGAATCGCTGGGTCCGTGAGCTTTCCGAGGAAGAGACCACGCTGGTCAACACCCGCCTGGAGGACGCTGAGCGGATGATCCGGCGTCGGATCAAGGATCTCGACGCGAAGATCACGGCAGGCGACATCGACGCCGATGACGTGAAGATGGTTGAGGCCGAAATGGTTCTGCGTCTACTCCGCAACCCGGAGGGCTTCGCTCAGGAGACCGACGGCAACTACACGTACATGCTCAACCAGCGCATAGCCAGCGGCAAGCTGGAGGTGCTGGACGACGAGTGGGAAGCCCTCGGCATCCGCCGTTCGGGGATGTTCGTGCTGTACCCGCACTTCGTGAGGCCGACGTGACGGCCCCGGAATATCCCGAGTTCGGTCCCGACAACGTCGATCCGTCGAAGTGTGATCACTCGGCGAATCCGCCGATCTGTAGGTGCGTTCACGACTGGCGCATCGGCGCGTGGGGCAACACGCCCCGCAGGCCGGGTGGGGAGGGCGCATGAGCCTTCTCGACCGTTGCAATCAGGACGTGGTCGTCTACAAGCAGGTCGCCGGAAAGGACTCGGACGGCAACGACAAGACGTGGCCGTCCAGCACCGGTATCCCTGCCAAGGCACGCATCCAACCGCTCGGCCAGTCCGGGACGTCGTCCCGACGGCAGGAGCAGGACAACGAAGGGTTCGAGTCGGAGCGGGTCTACACGATCCACTTCGAGCGGAAGTTCGACCGTGAGCACGGAGTGCTCGGTATGCAGTCGCAGATCGAGTGGCAGACCAACCCGGTGACGGGTGAGCCGATGCGGTGGGCGTTGTTCGGAGAGCCGGTGTTCTACACCGGGTCTCGGCGTACGCAGCACATCGGCTACACGATCAAGAGGTACTGACGATGGCCGTCACCCTCTACTACGGGAAACGGGCTATGGCCGATCTGATCGCCCACAAACCCGGTGTGGCTGACGCCATCTGGGATGAGGCGAAGGAACGGGACCGCATCGCTGCGGGCATCCTGGCCCAGGTCCGTGCTTCGACTCCTCACCACAAGATATTCGGCCCGGACCATCTGACGAAGACCGACGCGTCGAGGGCCTACCCGGACGCGTTCTTCTCGCTGATCGCCCCGAACCCGAAGGCGATTGAGTTCGGCCACTCCCCATCCGGTGTGTTCGCCGGTACGGACACGAAGGCCCCCGAGGGCCTTTACATCCTCTACCGGGCAGCCGGGTTGGCGTAAGGAAGGAGACGGATGGCAGAACAGAAACTGCATCGCATCCAGAAGGTCGTCCTCCCGCTCCTGCGGGGCCACGACGACCTCATTGACAACGTCAGTGTCCTTCCCGGTATAGCACCGGCAAAGGTCGGCTCGTGGGTCGAGAACATCAACCTGCGTGACTTCCCTCTGGTCAACATTCGGCGTATCGGAGGGACCCGACACGGGCGTCAGCCCAAGAAGCTGGCTGTCCCAGTCATCGAGATGACCGTGTACCACACGAAGGGTCTCGTTGAGTGCGAAGAGATGTACGAGGCGTGCCTCGACGTCCTCTACGACGCGGTGCTGGAACAGACGCAGACGCCGTACGGCTACCTGCATTCGATCAAGGAGACGATGGGGGCAACCCAGTTCAGTTCTCCGTTCATGGATTCATGGAGGGTCCAAGGGTTGATCGCCCTTGGCCTCAGACCCCCACGTAACTAAGGAGATTCGCCAACATGGCACTTAACGACAATGCGGTGTTGACCGCTGCCGTCGGCCACGTGTACACCGCTGCGGTGGGTAACGCTGCGCCTGCAGCCGCCGACCTCGACTCGCTGGACCTGCTCGATCCCAGCGACTGGACGGCCACGGGCTGGACCAGCATCGGCCACACGAGCCGAAATGACATGCCCGAGTTCGGTTTCGAGGGCGGTGACACGGAGGTCCGTGGCACCTGGCAGAACGACAAGCTGCGCGAGGTCGTGACGGAAGCGGCTGCCGACTACCTGATCATCTACCTGCAGCAGTTCGATGAAGAGGCCTTCGCCCTCTACTACGGACCCAACGCGGGCACGACCGCCGGCGAGTTCGCCGTCTCGGGTAACTCCAATCCCTCGGAGCGGGCCTTCCTGGTCATCATCCAAGACGGTGCCGTCCGTATCGGGTTCTACGCCGCCAAGGCGTCCCTGCGGCGTGAGGAAGCGATCCAGCTTCCGGTGGATGATTTCGCGTCTCTGCCGCTGCGTGCGACGTTCCTGCAGCACAGCACCCAGCCTCTGTTCAAGTGGATCAACGAGGATCTGTTCCCGAACGAGGCGTAATACTTGACTCCGTACGCGGAGTCACTGTGACCGGGGGAGGGGTTTTTCCTGGCGGGCCTGCCCCTCCCCCCCACTTCACACTCACGGCCCGCTACCCACTGAAAGGTCCGCTATGTCAAACGTATTCACTCTCGATGCCCTCGCGGCTGAGGCCCGGAAGAAGTTCGCTCCCGTCGTGATCGGTCTGAGCGACGACTCCGAGGTCAAACTGACCAGCTTCCTGAAGCTGGAGAAGGAAGACCGCAAGATGGTCAAGGCGGCGCTCGACTCGCTGAACGAGATTGACGAGGATGACGATTCCGATGACGCCCTGGAAACCGTCATCGAAACGATCTCCAAGATCTTCTCGGTCATCGCGAACAAGCCGTCGAAGCTGTTGCGTGCCTTGGACGATGAGGAAGACCGAGAGGTCAGGCTTTCCGTCATGACCCGCATCCTGCACGCCTGGTTGGAGCAGGCCCAGGTGGGGGAAGCGTAGAACTCGCCGGACTTATCGACAAGTACGGCGGGGCCATTCTCGCTGATCTGAAACACGAGTACGGCGTCGACCTCCGGGACCTGTTCTCGGAGGACGACCCACTCTCACCGAGGTACGTCCTCACACTTATTCGCCACTTGCCAAGCACCTCAGCCACTTTCGCTGAGATGCGGGGTGGCATCGAGTACCGGGCCTGGGATGAGGACCGGTACCAACGGGTAGCGCAGACCGACGCCATACGCGGTCTGCTGTACGCGTTCATCCTCGCCCACACGGGCAAGAACAGCCGCAAGCCACAGGCTCCTGAGCCGTGGCCGACCCCTGATCGGAAGAACCGACGAGAGCGGGAGAAGAACACTCCGGGGTCGTTCTACCACATGGTGGCAACGCAATTGGCGAAGAAGAAGCGAATAAAAGAAGGGCGGTGACATATGGCCGGGGCCGGTGGTGAAGAAGTAGGCCGGATCAGTATCCGGGTTGTCCCGGATACGGATCGGTTCCGAGAGGATCTGGAGCGCGGTCTCAAGGCATCAGAGACGGGCGAGAAGGTTGAGATCCCTGTCCTTGCCGACACCACTCGGTTCCGGCGGGAGGTCGAGGCGGCAGCCAAGGCCGTACCCGACGCCGAGATCGACGTCGAGGCCAACACCAAGGGCGTCCGGTCGCAGATCCTGGCGGCTGCCAAAGGTGCGACGGCCACCATCGACGTTGACACGAACAGCATCCGACGCAAGCTCGACCTTCTGAACATCGCGTTCGAGAAGAAGGTCGCCAACGCCCTGGACAACAAGCCGCTGATCGCGGACTCGTTCAAGTCGATGCAGCGGCGGCTGAACACCCTCGACCTCAACTGGGATCGCAAGGTCAAGGAGACCTTGGCGAAGATCAAGCCCCAGATCGAGTTGGGGGTAAGCCCGGAGTTTGATTACCGTCTGCGCCAACGCCTTCGGAACTTCACGAAGAGCAACCCGCTGGAACTGAAGTTGGACCCGAAGTTCGACTTCCAGTTGCGTCAGCGGTTGGCAAAGCTGAATAACGCCAAGGTAAACCCGGACGCATTCCAGCAGTCGATGCTGTCGGAGCTGGACAAGATCTCCCGGAGGATCGAGGTCAAGGTTCCGCTCACCGTCGAGGGTGAGCGGTTCCGGGCACAGGTCCGGTCACGGGTGGAGGCCCTGGAGAAGTCGATCCGGGCCAAGATCCCGGTCGAGCTGGAGATGGCTGCGGGGCAGCGTGCCAAGATCGCTGCCGAGATCGCGGCCCTGCGTTCGCTCGCCAACATCGGCGACGACGACAGCAGTGGCATCACGGCGTTCACCAAGAGCCTGTCGAGTGCAGGTAACGAGGTCGAGCACGTCGGCAAGAAGTTCTTCGGCCTGACGAGGATCGGCTGGATCGTCGTGGCGGTGTTCGCGGCAGCGGCACCCGTCATCGGCCTGGTGGCCGGTCTGTTGGCCGGTCTGCCGTCACTGATAGCCGGATTCGGCGGGGCGGCAGGGATTGTCGCTCTCGGTATCGACGGCATCAAGGAAGCCGCGCAGGCCGTGGTCCCCGCGTTCGACGCATTGAAGGCCGGGGTGTCTGGGGTCTTCCAAGACCGGCTGACTCCGCTGTTCACCCAACTGGCTGGCGTCCTGACGACGCTGCAGCCCGCGATTGAGGGTGCGGCCCACGGGCTTTCGGATCTCTTCCAGGGGTTCGCCAACGCCGCCCTCCAGGGTGACGGTCTGGCGATGATCGAGAACATCCTCGGCAACATGAGGACGCTGTTCTCCGACCTGAGTCCGACCGTCCAGACGGCGACCCACTCGTTCCTGACGATGGTCAACGCCGGGTCGAATGCCTTTGGGTACCTGACGGGTTCGCTGAACACCTTCGCGACCCAGTTCGACCAGATGATCACTCGAGTCGCCCAGAACGGCACGTTCGACGGGGCGATGAGGGGCCTGTCGCAGACCCTGGACGGGATCACCGGCCTCTTCACCCGACTCATGGAGTCGGGCCTGCAGGCGATGAGTCAGCTTGGCGGGCCGATCAACACGCTGCTGACCGGTCTCGGTGACGCCCTCGTGGCGATGATGCCGGGGCTGACCACCTTCGCAGCCCTGATCGGAAACGTCGGTGGCACACTGCTGTCGGCACTGGCACCGGCCATTCAGGCCGTGACACCGGCCTTTGTGTCGTTCGCGAACACGCTCGGCGCGATGCTGGTGAACAATATCCAGGCTCTGTCGCCGCTGCTGACGCAGCTCGCTGGTGCTCTGGGCACGACGCTTCTGACGGCCCTGCAACAGATCCAACCGATGCTGCCGCAGTTGTTGTCGTCGTTCACGACGCTGGCTACCACGGTTGCCACCCAGCTCGGTCCGATACTGCCGCAACTGGCGACATCGTTCGGACAGATCCTGGGACAGGTCATCGCGCTGACACCGCAGTTCCTGAATCTGCTTACCACGGCGATCATTCCGATGATCCCACAGGTAATGCAACTGGCGCAGCAGATGCTGCCGCTGGCTCAGGCGGCGATGTCGCTGGCCCCCACGGTGTTGAGGTTGGCGAGCGGGTTCCTGCAACTCGCGACGACGGTCGCACCGCTGGTCGGCATACTTGCCGGCCTGGCGAGTCCGATCCTGAACATCGGCACCCATTTCGACTCGGTGAAGGGCGCGGTCCAGACGTTCCTGGGCGTCATCGGCACACTGCCAGGTGTCATCGCGAGCGTGATGGGCCAGTTCATCTCCTCGGTCGCATCCGCCGCAGGACAGGTCATCAGTCAGTTCGTGACGATGGGCGGGCAGGTTCTGGCCGAGGTCGGTACATGGCCCGGTCGGATCATGTCGGTCCTCGCCAGCCTGGGCAGCCAGATGGCGTCGGCAGCCGCCTCGGCGGCGTCGGCCTTCATCGGTGCTCTGGCATCCGGCATCTCTGCCGGTGTTGGCCGGGTGGCCGGTGCCGTGTCTTCGGTGATCGGTGCGGTCCGCAACCTGATTCCGAACTCCCCTGCGAAGGAAGGCCCCCTGTCGGGGTCCGGGTGGCAGGCGGTCAAGGGCTTCGGTAGCACGTTGGGTGACGCTCTCGCGAGCGAGATCCCGGCGCAGAAGAACAAGATCGTCGCCCTCGCAACGGAACTCATGCAGGCCATCAAGGATGTGTTCGGGTCGGCTGAAGGCCTGACGCTGAACTTCAACCTAGGTGGTCTCGGCGGCGGTTCCGGCCTGGGTGGTCTGCAGACGATGTCGTCGCAGTTGAATCCGCAGTTGTCGACGCTGAACACCCAACTGGGTGAAACACGCGATCTGACAGCGGGATTGGACGAGTCGCTGCTGAACATGGGGACGCAGCTCGACGGTGACCTGAAGAAGCAAGCCGACCTGATCTCGATGAAGAAGGACGAGCTTGAGCTTCAGCGCCAGATGCTGCAGAACCAGAAGAACCTGACCGACGACAAGGAGCAGAAGAAGTCCCTCCAGGCTCGCATTGACGAGATCAACCTGATGAAGGACCAACTCGAACTCCAGCGCGAGCAGTTGGCATTCCACGACAAGTACAGCGGTGCTGTGGACACCTCCAACGAAAAGACGGAGGACTGGTTCAAGCGCATGTACGACACCGCCAAGCGTGCCGTGACAGCCCAACAGCAGCAACTGTTTTCGGATCTGGGCATCAGCGGCCAGGGTGCGATCCCGGCGTTGATCGAGCAGGGCGTGGCGATGGGCGAGCAGTTCATCTTCAACGTCAACAACGTCGATGAAGCCATCGCCGTGAAGAACAACCAAACGAATAAGAAAGCACTCCAATACAAACCGAGGTGATGTCGTGCAGCGGACGGACACAGTCGTAGAGCTGGAAGACGTCAACGGGGAGTGGTGGAACCTGACGACCGGTGACCGAGGTGTGTACCTCGGTACCGGCGTCAAGGGCATCTATGACCCGCCAGTCAAAGTCGTGTACGAGGAGCCGGGGAACTACCCCGGCTCTCGTTATTTGAGCCACCGAGTCCTGCGCCGGGACTTGGTGTTCGGCGTCGAGATCCTCGATGACGATGGGGACTCGTGGTTGTCACGAGACTCAGAATGGCGCAAAGCGTGGTCGTTCGACCGCGACTGCAAGCTCTACATCACCACCCCCGAGTCGGGCACTCGCTACCTGAAGCTGCGCCTGGGCGAGTCGATTGAGGTTGACACCGAGACCGACCCCCGTGGCAACTCGATCAACCGGGCGGCGATGGTGTGCATCGCCGGGGACCCGTTCTGGTACGAGGACGACGTCCTGTACACGGCCATCACGCAGCTCGATACGCGGTTCGATCCGAACGCCTACTCGTGGCCGTGGCCGTACGACTCGCTGCCCAAGGAGACTCTGTACATCGAGGTCGACCCGAAGGACGGTAAGGGCGGTCTGAATCCGACCGACCAGGCCATCTTCCCGAAGTGGCAGCTACCGGGTTCGACAGAGAAGCCGGCAGAGCCATACATCCCTGGCATCCCCTGGCTGGGTGCCCCGAGGTCACCGGCCACGGTGTGGACGGTCCCGGACTATTCGTTCGAGGACGACGAGCACGCCAACCGCCGTCTGCGGTTGCCGGGTCTGATCGGCGGTCTGAGGACCGAAGAGGTCCAGGCCGTGTTCCTCAAGGGCAAGCCGACGGCGGGCTACTTCAAGCTCGGCTACGACGGCAACTGGACGACCAACCTGCCGTACAACGCGACGACCGCCGCCGTGAAGGCGGCACTGGAGGCCCTGGCCCCCATCGCCTTCGGCGACGTTGTGGTGACCCGTGGGTCGTTGTCCAACGAGTCTCAGTTGGTTCGGCTGAAGGGTGGCCCCACCGGGGGCACCTTCACGTTGACCTTCAACGGTGAGACCACCGCTCCGATCCCGTTCAACGCCACAGCCGGTGCTGTGCGTCAGGCGATCATCAACCTGCCGTCCGTGGGCAGCTCCGACGTCAGTGTCGACATCCACGCGACGGACGAGGTCCAGGTCATCCGTCCCATCGGTGAGCCGACCTCCGGGACGTTCAAGCTGACGCTGGACGGCCATACGACCGGACCGATCCCCTGGAACGCTACGGCGGCACAGATGGAGGCAGCGATTCGTGCGCTGCCGAATGTCGGTGACGGTTGGTTGTTCGGCTGGTTCTCCGACGTCCGGGTGACGAAAGGCTCGGGCCAGTACCAGCCGTGGAAGGTCTACTTCCGAGGCAACCTGGCCGGTCGAGACCTGCCGACGCTCATCGCCGACCCGAGCAACCTGGCCGGTGGTGCTGGCATCGACCTCCGTGTGACCACGGAGCAGCAGGGTTCGACGTCGTACATCATCACGTTCGGTAACGGACTGGGTGGCTTCGACTTTGAGCTGATGACCGGGAACGCCTCCGGGCTGACCGGTGGTGACAACCCCCAGGTGTACATCGAGGGTGTGTCGGACGGTTCGCGTCCGTACATGATCACGTTCACCGGGGAGCTGTCCGGTATCGACGTGCCGACGATGGAGATCGACACGTCGGGGCTGACCGGCATCGGGACGATCTCCGGTGAGATCAAGACGATCCGTGAGGGCTACACGTCCCCCGCCGAGAACGCCGTGGTCGACACGGACCCCCGTGTCGAGCAGGTCACCTCGGAGTCCGGTTCTCAGTTGTGGGCGCGGATGAACGGTGTCCGTTTCCGGCACCCGATCCCGCCGTGGACTAAGTCGAAGACGTTCGAGGTAACCGTAAGCGGTTGTGCCCCAGGCCAAATGGTGGCCCTGCGCCTGCCGCGTCCGTGGTCTAGGCCTTGGGGGTTGGAATGAGTCTCACTACCGTTGAGGCTCATCAGGACCTCTGGCAGAAGGTCATGGACCGCCGGGAGTACATGGAGAGGGAGCGGCTCAAGCCGCCCCTGATCCGGTTCTGGGACGGCGACTACACCCTCCGGGGTGAGGTCGCTGGCTGGCGTGAGATCGACTTCGAGTTCATCGAAAACGACACGGGCACAGCGACTATCAAGCTCTCGCTGGATCATTACCTCGCTAAGTGGGTGATGAACTTCCGGGGGCGCGAGAAGCGCAACGTCCACATCACCATCGACAAGCAGGGCGCTCGCTGGTCGGGTCTGATGGACCACTACAAGGTGGTCCGGGAGAAGGGCGGGGACTGCTACCTGGAGGTCGTGTTCAAGCACGACTTCGAGCAGAGCAAGCACATCCTGTGCTGGGCAAACCCCTTCCTGCGGCCCGAGCTGCAGTTCCCGAAGCTGTGGATCATCTTCGGTCCTGCCAAGTGGTGTCTGCTAATGACGTTGTTCGTCAACATACTTCGACTCGAGACGTCGTTGTGGACACTGCCCGACAATCCGCTCGACATCAACGAGTGGATGCCGTTCTCGTTCAACCCAGCAACCTGGAGGAACATCGTCAAACCGTTCCCGTTCATCGGGGACAACTCCAACCTGACGATTGTCTTCTCGCGGTTCAAGTCGTTCTACGACGTCGCGAAGAAGACGCTGGCGGACGCTCAGTTGACGCTGACGTGCCGTCGGTACCTGCAGGGCGACCCGCACCCGTTCGGCGACCTGACGGGCGAACTGGACATCGACTTTGTCGAGGATCTGTTCTCGTTCATCCCGCTGCGTCACGGCTGCCTGGTGTGGGACATCATCGACAACTCCGGGTGGGGCACCGAGACCGCGTTCGGCGGCTCGCTCCTCACCGGTCTGATCCGTGCGGTGGTCAACATCGCCTCGGACGGCACGACCGAGGGTGTCGATGTGTTCACGGGGGACCCCACGTTCCCCGGCGACTACTACGCCCCTGGTGTGGACGGTCTGGCGAACCTGGCTGGGACGGCCCCACAGGCCCCGTGGGTGGTGTTCGAGGAGGGTGCTTTCACCGGCATCGAGTCCTCGGAGTTCACCTACTACGAAGCCACCGCAACGTCTTTCGTGACCGGTGGCAAGTCGATGCCCGGTGTGAACGAGACGATCTCGGCGGGTGTGAACATGGCCGGGGACTTCGTCACGTCGCTGATCAACTCGGCCCTGGCCGCTGGTGGTGCGTTCGGTACGGCCATCGACATTCCGCCTCTGGGCGGTGTGATGGACGCCGTAGCCAAGATCCTCTACGAGGACGTGTTCCTGGCCTTCATGGAGATCCCGACGCTTCGTGCGGCGGGTCTGCCTCTGCCCCTTCCGGGGCTGGAGGACCATGTCACCGGCCTGGGTGACTTCCACCTGTACGAGGACTGGTGCGACGGCGCGGACAAGGCGTTCACGCTGTCCGCACTGTTGGCTGTCCGGGCGAGGATCTGGGCGACGAGAGCGCATACGTCGCACAAGATCAAGGTCGCTGACGCTGCTCCGTACATCTTCGGGGAGAAGGGCTACGGGCACTTCTTCATCGGGAACCGTGTCGGCACAACGGCATTGGGCTACCCGATCCCCTACACGGTGTTCGTGGAGCGTCTGGTCAAGGCCAGGTACGTCTGGGACAAGGACGGCCCGAAGGGCTGGGAACTGGAGATCGGCTACCGAGAGCCAGAGGACCCGGCGCTGAAGGCAATGGAATGGATTCGCGAAATCAATTCCGGGCTAGGAACGCTCGGGATTCTGTAAGAAAGGCTCGCCACAAATGCGTATCAACAAACCGATTCCCTCGCAGGCCGAGGCGGATATGGACGACCCCAAGGAGCACTTCCTGTGGGCACTCCGCAACCTACCGATGTTCGGTGGTTCGGGCACGGTGACCAACTCAGGTTTCCTTCGGAAGTGGTCGGAGCATTTGTGGAAATGCGGTTTCGCACACAGAGATTGGTTGGTGAAGCTGGCTGACGAGAACGGCAACATTCACGTCAGTCGGCTTCCCAAGCAACAGATCAAATTCCAAGAGGCCTTCAGTGGGCCTCGGCACACGTACAACAACGCGGCCTGCTGGGTCCCCATCGAGGCCAAGGAGGCTGCCCCCACGCAGATCCAGGATCTGTCGAAACTGACTCTGCTGGAACAACAGATCTATGCCGAGCAGCTCAAGCGGCTCGGTGTCATTCCAGGCGATCCGGTGCATCAGCACACCGCCGCCGAGCTAAACGAAGGGCACTGATACATGAGCACGTTGAAGGTGAGGGCGTCGTAATGCCCACCTTCGACCCATCGAACTGGGTCGACCTATTGGCGTACGGGATTGTCGCTGTCCCTCCGACCGTCGCCGCCCTGGCGGCGTGGCGGAAGGCGAAGGCAGCCCACTACGAGATGACCAACGATCACGATTCCAACATCCGCCACGACATTGACGACCTCGGCGCGGAGGTACGGGAGGGATTCCGGGAGCTACGCAAAGACATTGGTGGTCTCCGTCAGGAGCTTCGCATCGAGCGCGAGGAGCGCATCGCGGGTGACCGGCTCCGTCTTGTCAACGGGAGGTAAGTAGATGACCACACCGAATCAGCCCGCCCCCGATTCGCTGAACACGCTCCTGGGCATCGGGCACTTCGAGATCGGTGGGTCGGACACGAATTACGGCCAGAACATTGACGAGAACTTCGTCACCGATCTGGTGACGGTTCCGTTCGCCACCTTCGGCAACATGCTTGAGGTTCTGGCTATGGTGCTGATGCGGATTCCCGCAGAGGCACTGAAGGCCCTGGAGCCGTTGATCCCCGACTGGATCGACGGCGGGGGCAACTACCAAGAGAGCATCGTCGCCAAGATCATCCAGGCCCTGGACCCTCGGCGAATCCCCTACTACCTCGATGAGTTCGAGGAGTGGCTGGACGGTGTGTTCAAGCCGCTGGCTGATGCCCTGCGGATGGTCGAGGGCGTTGTCGAGACCGTCATCAAGTTCCTCCAGTCGCTGGTGAACGCGATCTCGGTCGGCCTGCGTGGCATTCCGATCCTTGGGGATCTGTTGGACGGCTTGCCCTTTGGTGGGTTCGGTGCCGAGGGCGTGGACCTCGGCCAGGTCGTGTCGGACATCGAGACCGGCTTCAACGAGTTCGTTGAGGAGAAGATCAACTCGATCCCGGCGAACATGTACAACGAGTGGTTCGAGACCGATGAGGCCGAGGGTATCCCGGAAGAGGTGGCAGTAACCGTTGGCGCGATCCGCGTAGCGGTCGCTGGCGGGTTCACGCTGCAGACGTTCACCGCATCGGACCCGGAATGGCCTGTGCCAGAGGAACTGAAGAACGCCGCGACGGCGTATGCCGGTGTCATCGGTGGTGGCGGTCGAGGCGAGTACGGAACGTACGTCATCGACACCGACGTCGGCCTGCCCGCCGAGGGTGGCCGTGGAGGGTCGTCGGGTGGTTACAAGGTCGAGAAGTTCGATCCGTCCACCCTTGGTGAGACGCTGGAGATCACGATTGGTGCTGGTGCTTCGACGGTGGGCACCAACGGTGGCCTAACTTCCATCGGTGACCTAGCCACCTCGACGCCGAACGCCAGCGGTATTGCTACCGAGACCGGCTATCAGTTGAGCAGTTCTGAACCTGGACGAGGCGGGCGCGGAGGCAACGCTGTCACGGGCGGATCGGCCTCAACGGGTGAGGCCGGTGGCTCCAGTGCCACGGCACCAGGAGGATTGGGCGGTGCCTGGGCTGCCGCCGCTAGCGCGGGTGTGACCGCAGGCAATGGTACAGCCGGTGGGACCGGTCAGACCAGCACGACGCCCATCGCGGGCGGCGGTGGAGGTGGTGGAGGTGGCGGCGCATCAGGGGGTGGCTCGTTCACGACGATTCGGTCAGGTGATGGCGGCAATGGCGGGTACCCCGGAGGCGGCGGCGGTGGAAGCGGTGGGGCCACCAGTCCGTCGACGTTCAACACCACAATCGTCGGCACCCCCGGTATCCCGGCCAACGGCTTCGCGTTCCTACTCTGGAGGTAACAGATGGCACATGCCACCCGGCTGGACACCAACATGTCCCACTGGGCTGACGGCACAAGGCATTACAGCACCGACGACGGCTACCTGGCCGTCGAGGCCTACACGCCCGAATGCTGCCACGTGGTGCCGCAGGGTGCGGCCCCGATGATCAACGAACTGCTGGCGGTCCTGGGCGAAGGCCGACAGGCCGTCAAGCACGTCGTGCGGCCCACGGTCGTATTCGCCTGCAACGAGGAAGGTCTCGCTACCGACCTCACTCCCCTACACAAATTCCCTCCGGGGACGTCCCACGAGGACGCCCTGGAACAGCTCGGCTACACGGTCGACTAGGCAAAGGCCCCCCTCTTCGGAGGGGGGCTTTTTTGCGTTTCAGGACGCTCCCAGGCGCTGGGTCAGTTCTGCCGGCACTCGGATGTCGAAGCGCAGGGCACCGGGATTGTGTTTGGAGCGACGGCCTTCCACGCCGTCGATGCCGACGGCCACGGTGATGCCAGACTTCTTCAACAGCTCCCGGCGCTGATCGGTGTCGGAGTTCTCCCAGGCGTCCCGGTAGGTGCTACCGGTCTCCCGGTACTCCCAGTGGGCCTCGGTGGCCGGGGCCGACTCCAGCTCGGCGATGCGGGTATCGAGGGCGTCCAGTTGGCGCTGCAGGCGTTCCTTGGCGGTGGCCGACTTAGCACGGCCAGCGGCCTGCACCAGTTCGTCGTAGGCGGCTACGGCCTCCTTCATGTCGGCCCAGTTGGTGTCGCCCTGGACCCACACCCGCTCACGCACCGGGTAGTCGCCCACCTTCAGGAGGAAGTTCTCCTCGACCAATTCATCGAGTACGTCGGCGGGCACGTTCTTCCCGTGCCGGTCCTGGCAGCGGTAGTACTGGTACGGGTAGTCGCCGTAGGGGCGCTTCACCATGTGCCGGGAGAAGTGCAGGGGGCGGCCGCACGTCATGCAGACGGCGACCCCGGAGAGCGGGCTGGCCCCCTCGACCCGACGCCCGGAGAAGTCGGCCTGGATGCCGTCCAGAGTCTCCTGCAGCAACTCCCATTCATCGGAGTCCACAAGCGGCTCAGCGAGCCGCACAGGGCGTCCCTGGTCGTCTCTGACGGTCTGTCCCCTGTGGTGGGCGTGCCCCCGGAGGGCTTTGCTGCGGAGCAGGTTGCGGACGGCGGTCGGACGCCACTTGGCGATCACCTCACCGGGGTCGGCCTGCTGCCTCGGGGCACCGGCCTTGAGGGTGGCGTAGTACTCCGCAGGCGTCAGGTACCGCTCCTCGGTCAGCTCGGCGCACAGCCGCGTCAGCGGCTTGCCGTCGACAACGTCGTCCACGATCCGGCGCACCACCGGCTTGGCGATGGGATCGACCACGAGGATGTAGCCCTGCCCGTCGGGGTTGGGGATGCCCATGTAGCCGAAGGGCGGCTTCCCGCCGCCCCACCGGCCTACCTCCCGCAGCTTCTGCTTCGAGGACGTGACCCTCTCCCGGATGGCCTCACGCTCCCCCTCGGCAAGGAACGCGATCACGTTGGCGATGAGCCGACCAACCGGCGTCCCGAGGTCGATGCCCTCACTCGTGGACGCCACCGTCTTGCCGTTCTCCTGGCACCACAGGAACAGCTTGTTGAGCCGGATGGCATCACGGCCCAGGCGGTCCAGTTTCCAGGCGCAGAGGATGTCCCACTCGCCCCGGCGCTCATCCAGCCACGGCCCCAGCGACGGTGTGTCGAACGGGTCCACGGCACCCGAGACGTCAACGTCTTCGGCCCACCCGACGACCGTGTGGCCGTTAGAATCGGCCCATGCGGTGACGATCTCTCGTTGCCTCTCGATGGAGGTAGATTCCTCCGTTGACCTGGACAGACGCAGTCTTCCTAGTACACGCATACCGACAGGATACAAGAGTTTGGTAAAGGTGATGTTCTACTCCTCGAATATCACGTTCCCCAAACAAACAGATGCGAATACGTGCATATGTTGGGCACAAAAAAAGACCCCCGGGCCAGCCCGAAGGCCAGCCCGGAGGTCGGGGTCAGCGGTAGACCGTCTTGGTCTTGCCGCTGTTGTTGATCGCCACGAAGATCCACACCCACGCCCAGCCGCCGAACAACCAGAACGTCAGCAGCGTGAGCAGAAGGTGCAGTGCGTGGTTCGTCTTCTTGGGCATGACGGCCACGGGTTGCGGGACATGGCCGGGGTGCCATTGTTGGCCGTCCCAGTACTGCGTCCCATGAGCCGTTGGATACCACCCCGGTGTAGTCATGACACCAGATTACCGAACACGGGAGTACCACTCTCGGAGTCGTCGTGTTTGCTGCACCATCGAGGTGTGGATCGCCTCGGCGGTCGCGGTCGGGTCGTCAATCCGGATGACCGAGGTGTTCACAGGCTCCTCCCACACCACTCGAGAAATGCCGGCGGCATCAATCAGCTTCTGGCAGCCGCCACATGCCTCCCGGGTGATGTAGAGGGTGGCCCCTACCAGATCCTCTCGGTCGCAGTACAGCAAGGCGTTGGCCTCGGCGTGAACAGCGACACAACGTGTCGGGCCTGAGTCGTAATCAGAGACTCCAGCCACCGCACCTGCCAGTCTGCGAGGACAAATGGCGCACCCGGGTTGTCCGGAAGGGGCACCGTTGTATCCGGTGCCCCGGACTCGTCGGTCGTTGACGACGACGGCTCCGACCTTGCTTCGTTCACAGTCGCTCCTCTCTGCTACTGCCTTGGCGATCCCGAGGAAGTACTCGTCCCAGTCGGGTCTCACTTCCCCTCCAACGACTTGATCGCGCAGTCGAGGCACCGGATGGAGTCCTTGGACGCTTTGAAGAACTCGAACCGGAACCCTCCGCTGTGCGAGTACTGGACGGGCCGGTGGCACGTCCGACACCAGAGGATCATGATGGCCTCCTTAGTCCCAGCGACCGTGCAACGGTTCGCTTGGGTTTCGGCTCGGGCTTGGGTCGGTAGACCTTCCGGACGTCGAAGGTGAAGCTCGTGACTTCCGGTGGCAGTGCGCTCGGTCGGTAGTACCGGAATCCCCGGTCGTCCTGGTCGTCGTACTTGACCTCGGTGGCGATGACCCAGAAGTCCTCGCCGTTCCACTGGAAGATGACCTTGCCGTCCTCGACCCGGAAGTTGGCGACGGCCTGAACGTCGTAGTCAGCCGGGATCGTCGGTGGTTGTGGGTATCTCACAGGACCACCAACTCGTGCCGCTTGAACCAGGCGTCCACGATGTCGTCCTTCGAGAACGACACCCCGTACTCGTCGCCGTTGCGGGTGACGAAGTGACCTCTCTTGCCCCGGAACCGACGCCAGGTACCCCTGATGGGGTACCGGGCCTCGTCCCGCTCGATGCGTACCTTGTCGCCCCTTTTCACAGAGCGATCCCGTTGCGGTACTGGTAGCCGTAGTACCGGTCCTCCTCGTGGAACTCCGGGTTAGGCTCCCGTGAACCCATGCAGCATCCACAGCCGTCCTCGGTGTAGACCTCGACGTCGCCGTGGTCGGCCTTCAGGGCGACCAGTTTGACGATCAGTTCGCTGATCTTCATCAGTCCTTCAACCTCCCAATCTCAATGTTCTTGTCGGCCAACGACTGTTGGAGTTCCTGGTTCTCCAACTCGAGTTCCGCGATCCGGCACTCACGCGAATCCCGTTGGTAGTCAGCGGAATCCGCTTCATCCAGTGCCATGTGCAGCCGTCGAACGAGATCCGGCATACAGCCGTGGACGGCGGCAATGAAGTCCGCATCCTGCTCGTTCTGGACCTCGGAGGCCACGAGCTTCTTCTGCTCGTTGCCCTCTTCATCGACCTTGACGGAGTACACCTTCCACCGTTCGGTGCCGTCCTTGTACTTCTCCACGGACCAGAAGGTGTCCTCTGCCCCAGTGGTTTTCGCCCACTGCTGGTGCAGTAGGTCGAAGAAGTCACGATCCTCCATTGGCCTCCTTCTCCTTCCGTGACAGTTCCCGAGCGTGGTTCAGCAGGCTCGTCAGCTCCGCTTCCTTCATCAGGATCTCCACCTCCTTGTCCGCGTAGACGCGACGGTGGTTGTCCACCTGTCGCTGCAGGATCTGGATCTCCTTGTCCAGCTCTCGGATTCGCTTGGTGAGCAGATCGAGTACCGGGTTCACAGCAACACCACCGCCGTCGTCAGGATCAACGCGTGCTGGTCCGGGGAAGCGTCCAGCCCGTACTCCTGGGCATCCCACTCCCCCGGCGCGAACGTCTTGACGTCGAGCGCCGACTCAACGACCTTGCCGTCCGGGAACCGGTCGAGCAGGTACTCCCACGCGGACTCCATCGCGAATCTCGTGACGTCCTGGTCGTCCAGGGCCTCCAGAGGCACGAGGTGTGCCTGCAGGATCGTCCGCTTCTCAATGCGTTTCACTCGATTGACTCTCATGTTCCTCTCTCTGTTCGGTGTCTAGTATTCGGCCCCGTAGAGCGATCCCCAGGACCGGCTACCGACCTCCGGGTCGGTGCCGATGGTCACCGCCCCCATCTGTTCGGTCATCAGCTCTCCGATGCGCTCAGCGCCCCATTCCGCCCGCTGCTCGGGTACCGATGCCAGGATCTCGTCATGGATCGGCAGCCGTAGGTACGGCGTGAACCCGGCGTCGTGCAGCCTCAACAACGCACGGCACGTAACGTCACGTGACGATGATTGGATGAGGTAGTTCAACGCCGAGTAGGCCCGCTGCGGGTCCACCGGCAGCCGACGGCCACCCAGGCCGTCGATGAACGGTGTTGTGATGTACCCGTTTCGGATCGCATCCCGCTGCAGCCGCTGGCTGAGCTTCTTCACCTCCGGGTAGGCCCGGTCGAACCCGGCCACCACCCGCTGGGCGGTCTCCAGGTCCAGGCCGGTCTGCTCGGCCACGGTCTTGGCACCGCCACCGTAGACCCGCCCGAAGTTCACGACCTTGGCGTACTTGCGCTCGGGGTCGTCCTTCTGGATGTGATCCCCGAACGCCGCCCTGGCCGTCATCAGGTGAAGGTCAGCGTCGTTGGCGAACGCCTCCGTCATCGTGGCATCCTTCGACAGGGCAGCCAACACACGCAGTTCCTGTGCTTGGTAGTCCACAGACGCGATACGGTGACCTTCGTCCGCCAGGAAGCAGCGCCGGATCATCCAATCCCCAGCAGGCAGCGTTTGGGCAGGAATACCCGTGATAGACATGCGGGCCGTCCGGGCACGCAAGGGGTTGATGCTTGCGTGGCAACGGTTTTGGCTGTCCCTGGACTTCAGGAACGTGTCCACCCATGTTTTCCTCCACTTGCCAGCCTTCTTCCCCTCGATCACCGCGTCAGCGAACTGAGAGACCTCGGGCTTGCCGTGCTCTGCCAGTTCACTCAGCAGCGTGTCGTCCACCTTCCGCTTACCGGACGGTGTGCGGCCCGTGATCCGAACCCCCATCGCCTCAAGGACATCCGCGACCTGATCGGTCGAGTTGACGTTCTCGCAGCCGAAGTTGGCGGCGGTCTCGACCGCCAGGGACTCCTTCACCTTGAGGTCCACCGACAGTTCCTCGGTGTACTCGACGTCGAGCAGGAAGCCCTGACGCTCCATGTACGAGCAGACCTCGGCGATACGGTGCTCGCTGCGAATCGTGTCCTCCGGGACCTTCACCAACGGTGCCAGCTTGCGGATGAGCCGCGCCGCCAGGATCGGGTCCATCCCGGAGTACAACAGGTAGGTCGGATCGAACAGCTCGATCTTCTTCCAGATCGTCGCCTTGGTGACGCCCTTGCGGGCGGCAGCGAGGTCGGTCATCAGCGTCTTGACCTTGTCGGCTACCTCGGCGTCGATGTACTTGCGGACCTGTTCCTCCAGCGAGTGGCCGATACCACCTTCGTCCTTACCCCGTGGATCTACAAGGTGGGCAAGGATTCTGGTGTCGGTAACCTTCTCCCAGAGTTCCTCCATAGGCACCCCGAGGGTCCGGTCGAAAACCTGAAGGTCGAATGCGGCGTTGTGGAGGACGAGCCGGTTGACGCCCCTGAGCGCCAACCGAACATCCTCCTGATACCGCTCACCAAGTTCGACAGGAACGACGAACGCCTCGGATGCAGTTCCAAACTGAACCAGTCGGCATCGGAACTCGTCCGAATATGTATCCAGCCCGGTTGTTTCAGAGTCGACTGCCAAGCACGCCAGGTGTCCTCGTACGAAGTCCCTGAATCTATCGAGATCTTCAACTGTCTCAACGACATTGATCGTGACCTCCTCCCCCGCCACGACATGCCGATACTCGATCATTCACTCTCCTAGGTCGGTTGCGTCTCGTTCAAAGGACACCGCGTAGAAGTTGCGGCCCTCGGTCTTGGAGACCGTGCCGCAGACCTCCTTCAGCACCGTGCCGTCGGCGTCGAACCGCGCCGCCATGAGGTTGCGCTGCCACAGGGTCACCAGCCCGACGTCGGGACCGAAGTCCACGACGGCGGCATCGGTGGCACCGCGATACCGCACGGTGCTCTTCTTGATGTTGGCGATCTCCTGCATCAGCTCGATTGCCTTGTGGCGCAGGTTCACACCCTGGACGTCGATGGGAAGATCCTCGTCGCGTGGCTCTGACACGAGGGCAACGATTTTGTCTGCCATGCTTCCTCCTACTTCAGGGCCTTGAGTCGGCGCAGCAGCGCCCGACGGCTGGCTCGGTTGATACGGGGCGGCGGGAAGTAGATCCCCTGCCGACGAAGGCGCAGGACGTGCTCCGAGAGACCTTCGTGCTTTTGCCGGCGCTTCTCCTGGTCCTGCCAGCGGCGCTCGGCCTTGAGCCAGGCCCAGATCTTCTGCTGTTCGGTCATCGGTAGTAGACCCCTCTCACGATGCGGCTGACGGTGGCGTGATGGACGTCGTACGCCCGTGCGACCTCGGCCTGCTTGTATCCCTGCCGCACGAGACCCCGAATGTGCTCGGCGTCCTGGCGGCTCAGCTTCGGCTTGTTGTTATGCACCGTGATCTCCACGGGTGCGGGCTTGCCCTGTTTGAGCAGGGCCTGCAGGGCGTCGTTCATCTCCCGCACCGTCGCCTCCAGCCGAGTGAGAGGATCAGTGGCTGTTGACACGAGCCTCTTCCTCCTCGGTCAACGGGCGCGTGAAGTAGTGCAGGACGTACTTCATGTTGAAAACGGTGTGCTTGGTGTTGTCGCCCACCAGATACAGGCGACCGTCGCCGCCCTCGTTCGGCTCCACGACGACCTCACCGATCCCCTGGATGATGTCGCCGTCGATGGTGTGGACACGCAAGTAGCTGTCTGCCAATGTCTTTCCTCTCAGTTGGTGTAGGGGATGGAAGGGATGTCCTGGTAGGTGTTGGGTGCGATCACCCGGAGCTGCCGCAGCAGTTCGCCTGCCAGTTCCCGGATTTCGGCATCCGCTGCCTCGTGCCAGCGGGCCTTGATGACGTAGCGCCACGCCCGGTGGTTGCCGGTGACGACCATCGGAGACGACGTCATGTTCGGCAGTACCGCCCGTGCTGCCTCACGGGCCTTCTTCCGGGGCAGTCCGTTGCGGCTGAAGATGTGTACCAGCCGCAGGTAGTCCACCGTCGCCCGTGAATCGGCCAGCAGCATGATCTGGATCGCCTCGTTCATCTCGTCCTCGGGAAGTTCCCGAATGGCCGGTGGCAGTTCGGTGTTCAGCTCTGTGGCATCGACATACCGTTGGGAGACAACGGAGAACGACAGATGCCGGTGACGCTCCAGCTCGGTCAGGACCGACCGGCTGGCCTCGATGTAGAACGTCGCTGACGCGTGCTCCAGCACGCTCTCGTGGCCGCTGTCGATGATGTGGTTGAGGTAGTCCTCGTTCTTCGCCGTGGCCGGGTTAGGCCGGTGGAACGACTGGTAGCAGTTCCGTCCCGCGAACTCCGCTAGCTCGTCGGCGTTGTTGTAGCCCTGCGTGATGTAGCTCAGCGACATCAGCACGTCGCGATTGACCTCAGTGTGAGCAATCAGCTTGACCTTCAATGGCTTTCCTCTCGTTGGCCGACAGGGAGGAGGCCCCGAAGGGCCTCCCCACTGTACGGTGTCCAGTATCAGAACCAGACAGGCTTCTCGGTGTCCTTCAGGTGCTGCGGCGGCATCCAGGCCTGCCACGGACCACGGGCACTGGTGCCCGACTTGTACACCCAGCCCTCACCCGGCTTCGGCGGCGCGTCGGCGGGCGGTTCTTGGGCCTGGCGCGGAGCGTTACCCCGGCCACGCTGACCGCCACCGCCGTTACCGCCGCTGCTGACCGACTTCTTGCCACCGCCCAGCTCCACGAACTTCTTCGCGGCAGCCTGCAGCTTGGTCATGGTGTCCACCAACAGGTCGGCGTTCTCACCGGAGACCTGATCGTTGGCGTCCTGCAGGTCGTTGGCGTGGATCACGATCCACGGATCATCGAACCCGGCACCACCCTTCAGCGTGAGGACGACCTTGCCCTCCGACGGGAAGCCGACAAGGTTCGGCTTGACGTCCACCGTGACCTCACCGATGGCCTTCTTGGCCGGGGCCTTCTCGGCGGGGGCAGCGGCCTGGGCCTCGTCCTCGGTGCTGGCGAATGGGTCGTACGACAATGAATTGCCTTTCTCTCTGTTAATTGGTCGGTTCCGCTGGTCGCGGAATCGGGGGATTTAGCGAACCGGGCAAGCGCCCGACGCGCACTCTTCATCTACGGAGTCGGCTACGGCCTGTGCCGTTGCCGCCTCGTATTCCTTCTTGGTGATCCGCTCGTACGGTGCCTGTGGCCTGGACGCCTCGGGGAATATCGTTGCGCCCTTGAGGATTCCGCCGAACACCTTGAGCTGTTCCGCGACGACAGCCGCATCCTCCGACTGCGGAACATTCGCCGTGAACGAGACCGCGTTGTCGGCCCACAGCATCTGGTAGAGGGCCTGGAATGCGAGGAGGTTGTTCAGTGTCAAGTCTGCGGCAGACTCGACCAGCTCCTCGGCATCCCTGCCGTACCGGTCCACGACCTCCTGCACGAGTGTGTCCTTGGTCGGGATCGTGACCACCGTGGTGTTCTTGGCGTACTGGCACGGCTCGATGGCGTAGCCCTGCGCCGCGTAGCGCAGTGCGGTGTTCCACTGGTCCTCATCCACATCCGAGAACCGGATGCGCCGGTTGAAGTACCGGGCGAAGATCGGGTGGATACCCTCACTCACACCAGGCAGCTTCGCGATGGTCCCTGTAGGGGCCACCGTGCGCGTTTTCACCGGCACCGGGATGCGGAGGTCGTGGGCGAACTTCGTAGCCGCCTGGTCGACCTCGCGGGCCAGATCCCGCAGTAGGTTGCGGAACCACGCGTCGGCGGGTGCCTTGGAGTACTTCTTCCCCGACATCGCCAGGAACGAAGCCACCCCGAGGTGCCCTACCCCGATCCGCCTGTTCCGATCCAAGACCTCTCGGCTCTTGGGATCGGCCACCGGGCTGAACGTCGCCCGGATCAGGAACCGCGTCATAAGCCGGTGAGCACGGATCAGATCAATGGCGTCGTAGCGACCGTTGTCGCGGACGAACGCCGCCAGGTTGATGTGGCCGAGGTTGCACGGCTCCCACGCTTCGAGCGTGATCTCCCCGCACGGGTTGGTGCAGATGACCTCGTTCGGCTCGCCCTCATTGGAGAGCGAGCTGTCCCAGAACCCCGGCTCGCCGTTGGCGACCATGCCCTCGGTGATCCATCGAAGAACTCGCTGGGCGTGGAAGTGCAGTTCCTTGCCCGCAGGGTCCAACGGCTCTGACTTGACGTGCGCCCAGAACTCGTCATCGACCTCGACCGAGATGTTCGTCGTCCAGTGCGAACCGGAGTTCGCTTTGCAGTTGACGAACTCCTCGATCTGTGGATCGAGCCAGTGCATCATCGACATCCGGGCCGACCGGCGAACACCGCCAGCCACCACACACTGAGCGATGGCGTGGTCGATACCCATCGCGTCGATACCAGTGAGGTGGTCCTTACCAACTCGCCGGTATGTGATCTCACTGAGGATCTCGCAGACGTCGATCAGCATCCGAGCCAACGGCAGTGGACCGCTCGCGGTCCCACCGAACGTCTTCAGCTTCGCCCCGGCAGGACGTACCCGAGAGACGTCGTACACCCTCTGGTAGTGACTGACGTCGTCCCGGTAGTGGGTGTCGATCAGGTCGACCAGAGCCTCGGCCCAGCCCTCACGGGAGTCTTCGATGACGAACGCGCCCATCCAGTCCGGGTCGTACTCGGTGGACAGAACGCCGGCCTCCTTCATCGCCTCGTAGTCCGGGTGGTCCCGGTCGCAGACGATGTGGACGTACAGCTCTTGCTGCACAGCCGGGTAGTCCTTCAGGTAGCGGTTCGAGTAGTTCGCACCGACACCGCCGCCCTCCATGAGCCGCATGAACGTGAACTCGAAGTGATCCGAGGGCTTCTCGGTCCACCCCGACACCCAGCAGTTGAACAGGTGCTGGGCGTTCTTCACGCCCGACGCCCACAGGTGACGACCGCCCGGAAGGATCTTGAACTCGGTCATCAGCCGGATCAGGGTGTCTCGTTCACCATCCTCGTGGTAACGCTCCGGGACGAGGGCCAAGTTACCGTCGACAACTCGAGTAACCGTCTCAGGCCAGGACTCTCGTGAACCATCCGGCTTAACTCGGGAATAGGTTCGGTTGTATACCAGTTCTCCGCTTGGCCCCCAAGCGATCTCAGACAATGCCGCGTGCCTCCATGAACTCCTCGATCTCTCCCATCGTCATGCCCGGACGCTCCGTCAGCCGCCTGTTTTCGTCTGGTGTCCAACCGAATTGGGCTTTCTTTGCCTCGTAGTACTCGTCGTGAACGACGGGGTCGTAACTGCCGAGAGTCACCCAACCTCCTTCACCAGCCGCAGGTACCCTGGCGTCCATTCGCCGCCGCAGTACATCCGTCGGTCCTCCAGGGGCCAGTTGTCGACCAGCATCGGCTTCTCGTCCGGGAACAGGTCAGGGAAGACCTGCGCCTGGTACATCTCCGTCCGATCACCCAGCCCTCCGTCGATGACGGAGAGATGAGACCCCGGTGAGCTGTCGACCGTGGGGCGCACCATCCAGTCGTCAAACACGTTCGCCAGCTCCGTTCGATACGTCGTACTGCCTGTCACGAATCCCTCCTCGTTCGTCAATTCAATTGGCTCGTCACCTTTCTCGATCATTGCGAGTGCCATATCGGCTGTCGGATCAGACTTTCCGCCGCTGCCCTTGCGGGACTCTGCGGGCACCGCATCCGGGTTGTGGTCCTCGCCGTTGATCACCAGGCTGTTCACGTGGCGGGTCAACTCGACCAGGGCACGGGACAACCGGACCTGCTCTGAACCCTGCGGTGGCACAACCCCGTACGTGTACCGATGCTCGATGGCCTCGATGTACCTCGGGTTCTTCCGCTGCAGGTTCGCCAGAGCCTGCGGCATCACCCTCTGGAGGTACTTGTTGGTGGACCGCCCTTTCAGGTGGTCCTTGATGGCCTCCGGGTTGTACACGTTGTAGCCCCAGCGTTCATCGCCTGCCAGCGTCTCCTCCACCAGGATCTGAGTCGCCGCCTTGTTGATGATGCGGCGCTGCATCGGGGCATCAGCCTCGGCCAGGATCTCCTGTGCTGATGGCCGCTTCAGGTACCAGACGAAGATGTCCTGCACCAGATCGTCAACGACGGCGACGTCCGATCCCCAGGCAGCCAGGGCCGTCTTAGCGACGGCCTGGACTGTCTCGTACCGGATCACTTCAGCTCCCAGGTGTGCCCGTCAACGGTGAAACGTCCGTTGGTGATCGGGACCAGCTCGGGCTTGACGTGCCTGCCCTCGACGGTCAGCAGCCCGAATCCCAACTGCCAGTTGCCGGTTCCGCCCTTGAGGTACTGGGCCGACATCTGGTTCATCAGGTGGCCGACCTCCATGCCGGTGATCTGCCGGTTGATCAGACCGCCGTATCCGACGGTCTCCGAGCCGATCCCCTGCCGGTGGGTGTGACCCATCACCACGGACACCCCGAGCCGCCTGGCGGCGTTCAGGGCCGTGTTTCCGGCGATCCGGGACAGGCTGATCTGCCCGCGATGGCCGTGGGTGGTGACCCAGCCCGGAGCGAACTTGTTGAACTCAGGCAGCACCTCAATCCCGAACCCGTCGAAGTCCAGCATCGTCTCGAAGTTGAACTGCTCGGCGAACTCGGCCAGCGCCGGGGCGTACTTCGTCAGGTACACACGAGGTCGCTCGTCGTGGTTGCCCTCGTGGATGCCGACCGGCCCGGAGTAGACCTCCCGCAGAGGTCCCAGGAACCGCTGCTTGCACTGCTCGTTGTCGGGCTTGATCCGCTGAGCGAACTCCTCAGCCGACCCCTTGCTCCACCGTGACGGCGACGGGTAGTCCATGAGGTCACCGATGTGGATGACCCGCGTGGGCTGGTAGTCACCGATGAACTGGACCACCGCACGCGTGGCCTTTCGGTCGTCGAAAGGCATCTGCGTATCGGAGATCACCACGATGCGCTCGCTCACTTGGCGACCTCGGTGAACGGGCCGTAGTGGTCCCAGTCGGTCAGAGGGGCGTTGTACCGGTGGGCGGTGTCGTCTTCCCACCGCTTGGAGTCGGCGAACTTGACCTCCAGCAGGCCCGAGGACTCACTGATGCGCCACCTGTCCTCACCGAACCGGTCTACTACGACGACGCCCACGGGGACCTGGGCGAGCGACGAGTACTGCTTGGGGCCGTCAACTGCCGGCTCCTCGTCCTCCTCGTAGATGCGCTCGACGCATCCGGCGTACCCGGCGATGTCGGTGAATGAATCCCGGTGATAGCCAGTACCTTTCACCCGAGCGACCTTCATCAGGATCATGAGATTCGCGACGTCGATGTCGGTGATCTCCTTCTCCAGGTAGCCCGAGAACAGCAAGGCGATGTCCTTGAAGTTCTCGCGTGGGTGTCCGTAGTTCTTGATGCGCTCGCCGTGGATCAGGCGCTGCGCCTCCTGCAGAATTGATTCGCTCACTTGCTTTCCTTCAGCTTCAGCAGCTCGTTGAGCCGCTTGTCTGCGTGGTGCGCCAGCCGTTTCGCCGCCTCAAAGTCGGCCCGCGCCAGCGCGATCTGCGCGTCCAGGTCGTCGTCTTCGACGTGGACGTAGTCGTGGATCAGATCGGGAATCTCTTCCCAATTCTGTTGCGTCATCGCATCCTTTCCATCAGTGCTTGCTTGCCTCGTTCGATGACGAGGCTGTTGACGTCCTCACCCGGTGGCATCGGGATCACCCTGGAGTTCGGCAGCGTCTTCGCTACCGTGTTGGCGAACAACGCCCCGGCGTCGTCGCCGTCGGCGAGGATGTAGACGGTTCGGTAGCCCAGGAACAGCTCCCGCATGTAGGGCTTCCAGTTGTTGGCACCCGGCACCCCGACAGCGGGGATGCCGCACACCTGGGTGGTGATCGCGTCAATCTCACCCTCGGTGATCGCCACCTCCGGTACTTCCCTGATCAGAGCGATGGTGTTGTACAGCCACGTCTGATCACCCGGTGCTGTCATGTATTTCGGCTTCTCGTCGTCCAGACGCCGGTAGCGGATGGACACGACACACCAGCCGTGCTCCTGCGACCACCGCAGATACGGGATCGCCAACATCCCCCGGAACATCTCATGTCCAGGGAGTGGGTCGGCTACGTATCCCAACCGGAACTTGTCCACCAGCGGACGAGCCGTCTCCGACGTCAAACCCCTTGTCGCCAAATACTCTTCGGCGGGACTGTCTGGCAGGCTTCCGTGGTACCGGGTTGTTGCCTCCCGCAGAAAGTCCTTCTGCGATTCGCTGAGCCTCTGCATAACTCACCTCCTCCTGTCTTTTGATCAGCGTCACGACGTCCCCCTTCGTGTCGCACGCGAGGCAGCGAAATGCCCCGCGCCCGTAGGACACCGCCGCCGACGGCGTGTCCTCGTCATGGAAGGGGCACAGGCAACGAATCCAGTCCTTGCCGTTGTCCTTTGGCGCATCCCAGCCGGGGTGGTACCGGTGGATCACCCTCACAATCAACGGCTCATCCATCACCCTCCTTCTGTACGGTGTCCAGTATCTGACGGCCAATTAGCTCCGTGTAGGCCGGTGGGATCGCCTCATTGAGTGCCACAAGGTCATCGGTCCAGTCGATGCCCATCGCCTCCTGGGCCTCGGCCACGGAGGCCTTGCCCCCGCCCTTGCCGTAGACCGCGACGTACGGGCCGTCGTAGTACTTCCCGTGCCGCCACCCGCGCACACGACCACGGTGTGGGATGTGCTCGGGCTGTTCGGCCTTGAACCTCTCCACCTCGAAGTACCGGTGACGGATCACACCCAGTCCGAACATCTCCCCGCAGAGCGTCAGGTCCCGGCGCAGGTCCGATCCCTGGACGTTCTCGATCACCGTCGGCAGGCCGGTCTGAGCGAGTAGCTCCCGGACCTCGGGGATCAACTGCGGGTACTCCCGGCCCTTGTTGGTGCCCTTGGTCAACGCACTCGACGCCTGGCACGGCGGCGAGGCGTGGATCGCCTGCACCATCTTGGAGATCGGCTGCTCCAGCTCCTTCAGGAAGCTGATCGCGTCGTACTGGATGAAGTAGAACGGGTAGTCGGGCTGCGGGACGATGTCCACACCCACGACGTCGAATCCCGCTCTGTGATAACCCATCCCCGCCCCACCGGCTCCGCAGAACAGGTCGAGCAACAGCGGCCTACTCATCGGGGCCTCCGGGCACGATCCGCACCCCGAGCACCTGGACCGCCGGCGGATTCAGCAGGTAGTACGCCGCACGCACCAACGCGTGCGGGCTGTCCCGTAGGTGGCCGATGACCCTGCGGTTGCAGGACGAGCACAACAGGCCCCGGACCATGCCGGTCTTGTGGCAGTGGTCGACGGCCAGCCGCTTGCGGCCCTTGATGTACTCACCCGGCCCCAGGCCCTTGGCCCGCTCGCAGATGTAGCAGACACCGCCCTGTGCCTTGTACAGCGCCCAGTAGTCGTCGGCGGTCAGCCCGAAGTTCTCCATCAGGTGGGCCTCCCAGGTCGCGATGCTGCGACCCGCCCTGGTCTCCCGATGGTGCGTGAAGCACCGTGGTCCGGGGTACTTGGCGTCCCGTGTCAGTGGCAGGCCCTGCACCTCGCAGTCCTTGCACACCTTCACCGGTCGATCACCAGACTCAGGTAGGTGCAGACCCCCCAGGCGCAGACGCTCCAGGCGACCAACTGCTCGATGGTCATGACGACAGACCCACCACCGCGTGGACGATCAGGTCGGCAGCCAGCTCGGGATCGGCCAGCATCCACGAATGGAAACCGCCCTTGACGATGTATAGGGTCGCGAGCGCGGCTGCCGCCGTGCTGATCCCGGCGTCCAACGGGATGATCTGGTCCCACTCGCCGTGGATGACGGCGGTCGGCACCCGGTTGGCTGCCATCTTCTCGAGTAGCGGCTCGGTGTCGGCCCGCATGAGGGCCTCTGCCGTGCGGATGAACCGGAACCCTCGGACGGACTCCTTCAGCGTCGACAGCAGGCTCAGGCGTTGCTCATTCGTCCGGGACGCCATAGCCGCGTAGCCGTCCCCCAGGACGTCCACGATGCTGCCCAGAGCGATCCTGACGGCCCGCGTGGGGATGGTGAAGCCTGGCTTGACCGACACACCGTCGTGGTGCTCCTTGCCAGCGGCAGCGTCCATCAGGACGGCAGCCGTGACCATCTGCGGGTACCGGGCCGCGAACTCGACCGCGAGACCGCCGCCCATCGAGTGGCCGACGATCACCGCCTGTTCGATGTCAAGTATCGCCAAGGTGTCGGCCAGGATGTCGGCCATGTCACCGATGGTGTGACCCCACGGCAGGCTCCCGGAGCCGCCGTGGTTCGGGGCGTCGGGGGCGATGACGTAGAAGCCGCGCCCTGCCAGATCCTCGATCAGTTCCTCGTAGGCCTTGGCGCTGACCGACAGCCCGTGCAGCAACACGAGCGGAGACCCGTCCTTGTCACCCGCCGTGGTTATCCACGACAGGAACCCGTTCCGGGTCAGCATTCCCTTGTTCCGCAATGTCATAGGTAGTTCCTCACAGGGTTGGATGTGTTGCTGGTGTAGGCGTCGGAGAACTCCTGGGCCTGTCGGCTGTACGGCTGGTAGCCGTGGTTGACGACCCGGATGCCCGCGCCGTAGGCGCGGCTCATGCAGTGCCGGGTACCGACACTCCCCTCCAACGGGAAGGCGTGGACGACGTCCGCGCCGAGGTCGATCATCTGCTGGTTGCGGATGATCCCGGCCCGCTTTCCTAGGCCCTCCCAGTCAGCCGGGTGAGCCTCGGGGCGAACCTTGTATCCCATCTGGTTCATCCCCCAGGCCCACCGGTCGGCGATGTCGTCAGCACCACGGGCCGCGCCGTGGACGACGATGATGCCCTCCGGGAACTGGATCAGCTCCTGGTGCAAGGCATTCCAGACCGTGGTCCGGTCCTTCCAGTCCCGGCTGCCGGTAACCAGGACTCGCCTCATATACGTTCCTCGCGGAACGACGGGCTTTGGCCCCGCAGGTTGGTGAACCGGACGAAGTCCTTGCCCCCGCCCCAGAGCACCATCACGTCCCTCTCGAACCGGTAGAACTCCCGGAGCACTTCGACGTAGTGGTGCTTGTTCACTTGAACCACCGCCTCGCGGCGAGGTCGACGTTGAACTCGGAGACGTTCTGCGCCAACGCATAACGCAGCAGAGGGCGCGTCTTCTTCGTCTCGATGATGTTCGGGCGGCGGGGGTTCTCGCTCGCCGGGTCGACCGACTTGTAGACGGACGTGACCTGAGTGGTCTCGATCAGTGCCCCGAGGATCTTCTGATGAATCGGATTCACCTTGCGCGGCATGATGTTTGGTGTAGCGGTCATTGTTGCTCCTCTCGTTTGTACGGTGTCAAGTATCAGCGCGACTGAAAGTACTCGGAGTTGTAGATGAGGTTGTCCCGGCACTCTGTGGCCGGAATGAACTTGTGGTCGTACCACGAGCCGTCCCCGTAGAGGACGGCCCCAACGAACTCCGTCTTGAAGTTCCACGTCTCGGCGGTCAGATGCACCGCGTCCCAGACGCGGCCCAGTGTGCGGCCCGTAGCGATGAGGTCGTCAATGAACAACCACCGCTTGCCCAGCCTGCCCTCGGCCTTGTTGGCCGAGTGCGTGCCGTCGTTGGGCTTCCGGGCGATGAGGTAGTTCTTGCCCGTCACCTTCGCCATCTCCGTAGCGGCGATGGTGCCCGACAGTCCGGTGCCGACGAACGTGTCGAACTCGACCTCGGCGAGGTACGGCTCGATCAGCTTCAGCAGTTGCTCGGGGTCATGAACGAGTCGGAGGTAGGACCGATCCGTCAGGTCGAGAACCTCTGGCTCGGGCTTCGCCGGTGCCCCCTCCATGACCCGCTGCGGGACGGCATCGAGCAGATCCGACGCCAGAAGATCTGGATCGACCTTGACCTCGGTCCTCTTCACCTTGGTGGGTCCCCAGAGAAGCCTCCGGGTGTCCTCGTCAATAGCGGCGAGCATCTGGCGGTTCATCTGGTCGATGACATCTTGGACTGTCTTCATGGCTGGCGGGCCTTTCTCTCGGTTAGTTGTTATCCCTGATTTGCATTGAGTCGCCTACGAATTCGAGACTGACGTAACTGTTCCCGGACGGGTCCATCTGTCCCGCACGGTTTTTCACCGTGGAGACGTTCAGCACGTCGGGGCCGAACTCCTCCGACACCCGGTGCAGGGTCAGCACCAGCTCGGGCACCCGAGTGATCTGGCCCTTGACCCCCGACAGCGGGATCGGCTTGTCGGCATCGTTGTACGTCCCGGTGACGTGGTGCAGGCACACGACGCAGGCCCCGGTGTTCCGGGCCATCGTGTGCAGGTAGTCCATCATCGACTCCAGGCCCGAGAACGGGTCGTCCTCTTCGCTGGTGCCCCGCACGTTGGTGACGTTGTCGATCACCACCAGGCTCGGGTAGTCACCGGCCAACTGGAAGTAGGCCGACATCGAGTCTTGGATCTGGTCGAGGCTCGGTGATGCGTTGTAGTTGAACCGGATTGGCACCTCCTCGAAAGCGCCGGCGACCTCGCTAAGGTCGTCCGAGCGAACGAGGTTCGATGCCTTCTCCAGGGACCACCCGGTCTGCATCGCGATCATGCGGGACAACTGCGTGAACGCGTCGGAGTCGGCGCTGAAGTACAGCGTCGGCACCCGAGCCTGCAGGGTGTAGGCCAGGACAAAGGCCGACTTGCCGGTGCCCGGTCCTGCCGCGATCAAAACGAGCTGGCCGCGCAGGAACCGAGTGCCCTTACGGGTCAAGGACGGAAACACGGTCGGCAAGGGATCACCCGCCGATCCCTTGACGCGGATGCTCTGCAGCGGTGTGTACACACTCCCTCCTATGCGGTGAAGAACAGCGTGGTTCCGCCGAGGACGGCCAGGGCGCTGATGATTGCGAAGACGATCACGTCCGTCACTTGCCCTCCTCCTTGCGTCGGCGCTCCTCGTCCAGGTTGCGGACCGGGATGATCCGCTTGGTGGTCTCGCCGTCGTAGATCGGGCGGTTCTGGCGATGGGCGGTGTTCTCCTCACCCATCTGGGTCCGCAGTTCCTGCATGATCCGGTAGGGACTCATCTTGAAGTTCTGCGCGACCCAGGCTGCGGACTTACCGGCCCGGTAGGCCCGAAGCACGGCACCGGTCTCGTGCGGCGCGTGCGGGGACGTCAGCAGCGGGCTGTTGGGGTCCCAGTCCCTCGGCTTGTCCGGGTCGCCGATGTTCCCGATGATGGTGTCCATTACTCTCCTAATCCATCGTTTGATGTACGGTGTCAAATTCCGAACTCCTCTTCGTACATGGGGATGTACTGAGAGGCTGGTGTTGGCGTGCCAGCAGCCACCTCCCGGTCGAACAGCCGGATCAGATGGTCGATGTACCCGCGATGGCTTGGCGGGGCCTCAGCGGCGAGCTGGGTCAGCTTCCTACGCTGCCTCGCTATGTTCATCCCCGGCTTGAATGTTCCTCATCGCACTCCTCGTCTTCGTCGGCGGCGGGGGCGCTGAAGCCTCCACCACCCCGATCCCTTGGCGCACGCCGCCTTGTAGATCTGGCCGGGGCCGAACCCGTGGTTGTCACAGATGCCAGCCGCCTGCGCGGTCGGCACAAGAAGAAGGGCCGCGCTGGTGAGCACGGCCCCGATGATTGCAACGATGTGTTTCATTGTTCTCCTATTCTTTGTTTGTACGATGTCAAGTATCAGCCCTCACGAAACGGGCAGGCGAAGGACACGTCACAGAACCGGCACTTGTCGGCGTCGGGCCTGGCCGGAAAATCGCCGGCCTGGATCTTCGCCTCCAGTTCCTTGAACTTCGAGGTCACCAGCTCCCGCGTCCACACGCTGAGATCGTATGGGTACGTTGCCTTTCCGGTCTTTCCCATCCAGTAGTCGCCCTTGACGACCTGCACGCCGTACAACACCTCCAGGGCGACCTTGTACACGCCGAGCTGGAAGTCATCACCCGGCTGGTTGCCCGTCTTGTGGTCCCGGACGATCAGCTCACCATCGACGTCGATGACGGCGTCGATGAAGCCTCGGACCGGGAGGCCGTCCAGCTCGATGTCGAACTCCAGCTCGATGGCCGGGGTCCCGTCAGGAGTAACCCATATCTTCTCCTCGGTGTGGCGCTGCGCCCAGTTGATGTACCGCTCGCACTGATCCATGCCGAGGGCCTGGCGGCGTGGGATGTCTTTCAGGGCGTCGTACGGCCCGGAAGCGAACCACCACTGGAAGTTCGGGGTGGTCTCGCAGGACTCGTTGATGTACTTGATGTACGATGTCAAGAAAACCTGCTGAACTGCCTGCAGGGACATCTCACGTCCAGACTTCTCCCATGCCTCGATGGCCTCGTGGACCGCGCTCCCCTGCGCGGTCCAGGCCGCTGGCCTCTTCCACTCCCGGTCGATCCGGGCGAGCTTGTACGCGTACGGGCATCGCTCGTACTGGTTGAGCTGAGACACGCTGCGGTACTTAGGTTTCTCTGCTGTCTCTGTCATACAACCTCCCCCATCGCGAGTTTCTCGCGGATCTTGTCGGGGACGTATGCCGGATGGCTGGCGTATCCCCAGTTGCGGATCGAGTCGATCACACGCTCAACTCTAGGATCGGTCGGTTGCGTGATCTCTTGGTTGTAAAGCAGATGCACGGTCCAGGTGGCTTTACCGAACATCATGAGGTCATCGGGGATTGTCTCCTCGAAGATGCTCTCGACGGCACCGGCCCGATCCAACAGGTGCGCCACGTCGGCGTAGACCGGGTCGTCATCCCTCACCATCACACTGCGGTAGGTGAGCAAGAGAGTCATGTCGAAGAGGTTGACGGTTTCAGCGAATACGAACGGATACTTGCAAACCCGCACAACCGCGTCCGGGAGGCCGAGTTCGTCCGAAATAATCTGAAGGGGCACAGTAAATCCTTGAAGTCATATGTTGTTTAATCGGTTCCTTTCGCTAGATTCCGATTCCTTCAGGTTGAACCGTGGGTCAGCACTACGGCTCTACGGGTGGAAACCGCCATATCATTCTCCCCTCGTCGGTGAGGTCGGTGTAGTCGTTGACTCTGATCAACAGGTCGCCGTCGTCGTCGGTCCTGGGTACGTATCTCCAGCCGCCCTTGTTGCTGACGCCTGGGATCGGCGGGATGTTCGGGTCGAACTCAAGCACTTGCTCGCGCAGCTTGTTGTAGAAGCCGCGCAGCCTCCCGAGTGCGACCTTGTCCATCCCTACGCCCCCGGTGGCGACGTACTCTCCGTGGTCCCGGAGCCTTCGGTACGGGCTGGTCTGGCCCATCTCCGTCGGCACCTGGAATGGAAAGTGCTGCATCACCACCTCTTTCGGGGTCAAGCGTCCTCCGTAGTAGTGCTTAATCCACGAAATGTATTGGCGCGTAACGCCATACATCCGTGCGATCTCCGCCTGGGTGAAGCCTTTCCCTTTCAGATCCTCAACTATCGCTAGCGATAGCTCCTTCGTCGTGTCGTCTCGCTTTCTCCGACCCATTGATTCACATCTCCTCATCTTGGGGGCTTCGATGCTGATCGTGAATCAGTGTACGGTGTCGTGTCTCGACACCGCAAGAGTGACCTTATCTACACCCTCCGACAAGCTGGTGTTCCCTGCTGTCGGCCCCCCGTGTTCCCTAGATTTATTGCATCCTCGTAAAATTGTCAAACCCGTCGTTGGGCTATCACTGTTTCGGTTCTCTCCTCTCAGCAGTACCAGTGCTTGCGGCACCAGCGTGATTTGTTGTCGTCGTCCCGGTCATCCCTTGGGGTGGATGCGGGCTTGTCCTCGTCACCGCACGTCGGCGGTTGTCCGTGTGCCACATGCCAGGCCGAGTCAGCGGCCAAACCTCCGTGCTCTGCGACGTGGGCTGCCGACCGATGCACGCACGGCGATCCCTCAGCATCGCCGGCGGTTACCACCGCCATGATCGCGTATGCGAGCGCGACGGTGATCCCGAGCACCCATGTCTTCATGCGGCCTCCCCGTGTCGGCGCATCCCTTCCTTGGCCGCGTCGACCGGTGCCTTGCCCGCGTAGTAGGCGGCGTGCCAGTCGAACGCGGTGATGTGGGTGTGGTTGGTGTTGCCCCACCACCGCTGGATGTAGGCATCGACGTAGCCGATCCAGTTGACGTAGTCCATTGCTCATACCTCCGTACGATGTCAAGTCTGGTTACGTGCAGCACCCGCAGCAGGGCGCATCCTCGCACCGACCGTTGGCGTTGACGGTCAGCACCGCACCGCTGTTGAGCACCACGGTGCGGACCGGCGCAGCGGCCATGCCTATGCGGAACTCCGACAGCACGTCGACCCACTGACCGCTGACCTGCGAACCCTTCCATTCACGCTTGGTCAGGCCGTCGGCCTTGGCGCACTCGATGCGCGTACAGGTCAGGTTGCGATGGCTTGCATCCCAGAACGCACGCTCACCGGCCCTGATGGTGCCTCCACACATCTTGCAGACACCCGCACGGTGGACGTTCATCCACCGGCTGCCGCCCGGACGGCGGCGTCGATTGTTGTATCGAGCCATGATCATTCCTTTCGATCCATTCCTCCCCTAGCCGCCCTGGCGCGTGCCAGGACGGCGTAGGCAAGAATGCTCGTCACTATGTCTTCAGGCGTATCAGGTGACTCCGGGGCCGCGCCGTCTGGTCTTGTACCTGCCGTTTCTGAAGTTGTCCTCTCATCGTCTCACACCGGGTGTACGGTGTCAAGCAATTCAGCGACGATGACTCCACACCACCGAACTACTGCCTTGTGGGCAGCGGCAGCGCCAGCCCTCAAGCCTCTTGGGTCGGCGGTACCTTGCGAACTGCTTGCCGTGCTCGCACGTGCCGATCCAGGGGGCCGTGAGGTCGACGTCGTCGGTCTCGAAGCAACGCTTGCCGTCACCGCCCAAGGCTTTGTGTTGACGCGCCCACACCGCGTCGTGGCCGTGGTTCGGGCCGACCAGGGCGTGGGCGATCTCGTGGGTGATGGTGTTCATGGTGTCTTGGTACGACCGTCGGGCCATTAGTGGCCTGCTCAGGCTGATGACACTGAGCCTGTAGTTGCACTGGCCTGCCCGACGCTTGGCGTTGTCGAACTGCACGCGCCAACCCTTCAGCCCGTGGTCGCGAAGCAAGCCTTGCGTGATGCCCAGCGCACGGGCCGGTGTCATCTTCGCCGGCGTTTCTACTACGGCGGTGGTCATGCCTTGCTCCATTCGGTCGGGAGGAAGCCTCCGGTGGTCAGCCAGTTGTCCAGGTGTTGGAACTGCTCGACGGCGGTCAGCAACTCGCTGTCCTGCCGAGCCTTGTCGCCGCGCTGATACGCGGTGACGTAGTCGGAGATGGCTTGGCGGATGTTGTCCAGCGTTGCGTTCGGGTCCATGTCATGCCTCGTCTTTCTTCCATGCCTTGCGGTTGCCCTTGCCCGGACGTTTCGCGGCCCGTGCCTTGTTCTGGTGTGGTCGTGCGGCGTTCGACCGGCGCAGGCCCAACCGGGCCTGCAGTTGCTCGGTCGATGCCTTGGTCGGCTTCACGTCAGTTCACCGCCCCCAGCGCCCATGCCTTGCCGTCGCGGTCGAAGTGGACGCCCGTAGCCACGCGGACCGGAACCTCGTTCACGGTGAACGTGCCTGACCGGTAGGGGTTGTACGACAGCTTGCGGCGTTCGACCGTCAGCGTGTCGGGGTCGGCCTCGGACACGAAGCCTTGCACGCCCGCGTGAACATTCTTCTTCTGCTCGGTGATGACTCGCTGGCGACCGGCCTCCGACACCTTGAACTCAGTCCCCCACAGCACCAGCTCATCGGCGTGGCCGACGACCTTGCCTTTGTGCGGACCCGACGCGGCACGCACCGACCACTGGTCGCGGTGCAGGTTGCGGTACACGAAGACTTCGGTCGCGTGGGTGATCATCCGACCCTTGTATGACTTGATCATGGCTATGCCTTTCTGCCAGTTGGGAACTCAGGTACAGCAGCAAGGGCAGGGCGCGAGTCCCTGCCCAAGCCTCCGAACCTCAGTTGTCGGTGTGCAGCACGTACTCCCAGCGGTTGGGTGTCAGGACGAGGTCCAGCTCCCGGCCCAGCGGGTCGACGGATGCGTTGGGGATGACGACTTTGGTGATCACGTGCCTGGTGCCTTTCTCAGCGGAGGTTGTCGATGTGGATGCAGCCGACCTTGTCGGGGCCGAACTCTGGTGCGTAGCCGAGCACTTCGTCCTCCTGGCAGGGGAACGATGCCTGGTCGAATGGGTCACAGTTGGCGGCGGCGGTGAACGCACCGAGCACGATGCCTAGTGCGACCAGCAGCGTGGCGACGAGTCCCTCCATAGCTCAGGCCTCCTCAAGGCTCGACAGGATGGCATCGGTCAGCGACACGACCTCACCTTTGGACAGGATCACGGCGGCATGACGCTTCTTGCCGTCGTGGCCGACGACGGTGAACCGCAACTCGCCGTCGTTCTCTCGTTCGACCAACAGGCCGTGGGGTGTGCCTGTCGATGACTTGCCCGTGCGGAGGGCAATGGTGTCTCGCTTCATGGTGTTGCCTTTCTCGGTTGGTTGGTTGGAGCGTGCCTGGGGCGCGAGTCGAACGCGCCCTGCGACCATCCAGGCTGTACGGTGTCTAGTTGGCGCTACCGCGAATCACGACCCACGTGATCGCTTGCATCTGCGCCGGGGTGATGCCTACTCGCTTAGCGGCCAGCCGGTAGGCGTGCGCGACGGCTTCATACACACCGACCAGGCCGAGCTGATCTTCGGTGATGCCTGCGATGCGTGCGGCCCAGACGTCGACCGTCACCGCGTGCTCGTCGCCCAGGATGTTGGCCGCGAACGCTCGAGTCTTGGGGCCGTTGCCGAACGTCGACCACGGGTCGTCGGCGACCATCGCACGCCGTGCCTTGTCGATGTTGCCGCGCAGACCCCTGGTGTCGCCCGTGTAGACCAGCTCACGGGCCATAGCTATGTTCCGCTCCCAAGGGCAGCGGGGTGACAGGTGCGCGATGACTGCAGCGGCAGCGGTGACGCTGATGTCTGCGTTGTCGGCCAGCTCACGCGCCACACCTTGCGCTTCGTGGTACCAAGCCTTGCCCGCGAGGATGTCTGCCTCAGTCGCCCGAGCGAACACTCGCATGATCCGGTCGACCACGGTCCGGGTCGTTACGCCTGCCTTAGTCCGCAGAACGTCATCGTGGCTCAGTTGCTTGCGTGTCATCGCTTTGTCCTCTCGTGTGTACGGTGTCAAGTATCGGTCAGAAGTACAGGTAGCCGTGCCTACCGGCGGCATTGCGAACCACGTATCGGTCCGTGCCATAGCTATGCGAGTCGCGACGGACAATCGTCAGCGATTCGCCCCACGCGAACCCTGCCGATGCCCTGCCGATGCTGCCGTCGTTACGAACGGTGCTGCCGCGTGTCATCCCATCCTCCGTTTGTTCGGTGTCTAGTCGTGGGCAGTGCGGAATCGAACCGCTCGGCTACGGCCTGCGATCATTCCATCGCGCCAGGCCTGCCCGGTAGGGGTGGTGAGTCTGCCGAGTGTTTCTGCCTACGGGGTCGGTCTGTTTCCGCTACCCGCGTGTAGTTGCCGTGTCATGGCAGGGACCTTGCTTGACCCCGCTCGACAGCAACCGTACCTATCGCTCGGTACTCACTGTGGAATCAATCGCTTGCGTCCGGTCTGAGCCGATACCGAGGGTGCCGTTGCGGTTCCAATGGGAACGGGCGTATCGGACGCTGCGCTCTGAAGTTGTTGTGACACGAACGCTAGCACGGTCGTGTACGGAGTCAAGTAATGCGTTATCGCAGGTCAGAGCGTCGGGCTCGAGCATCGCCGCAGGTCAGAGCGTGTTCGGTGTCATGCAAAAAATTTCCCATGCGAATTTCTGCATATGTTATTTCCGCAGGTCAAACGGGGTGCCGGCGGGTACCGACCGGCTTGCGGGTCGTGTTCGGTGTCGTGCAATACCGGGTCTGCAGGGGTACCCGCTACCCCGCACAGGGGTACCCCGCACAGGGCAGGTATGGCACGCCCTGCCCCCCGCACAGGGGGCAGGGGCACAGGGCAGGGGCAGGGGTAGGCCTGCCCCTGCAGGGGTAGGGGCACAGGGGTACCGGGGGCACAGGGGTAGGCACTGCGCTAGGCCTGCCCTGCCCCCTCCGGGGGGCGTATGGGCACAGGGGTAGGGCAGGGGCAGGGACACGGGTCGTGGTGTGGCACAGGGGCACACAGGGCCGTCGGGGCGTGGGGCGTGGGGCGTGCCTGCCCCCGGCAGGGGCAAGGCCGTCGGCGTGCCAGGGGCACGCCTACCCCAGGGGGGTATACCCTCCCCCGTGTGCGCCCGACCGGGCGGTAA